TTAGGCAAGGAGGAGTCTTCAGAACTAGATAATATTACTATCTGGGTAAGTGACGAGGAGAAGGGCAAGGAGATGATTCTCAAGAACCGTGAGAACGTCAAGAAGGCATCTGGACTTGAAGCTTACCTGAAGGAAATAATGTACTACCCTCTAACACACGAGGAGTGCTTTATGGAGATGTCTCAGAACATCTTCCCAGTAGACTTACTTCAAGAACAATTACAGAAGCTAGTCAATAACGACATCAAGGGAGATAACGTAGAACTCTACTTCAAGCAAGATGGTAAAGTTGCACACAAATTCACTGACAAAAAGCCAGTAGTAAACTTTCCAGTTAAACCGGCAGATGACATTGAGGGTTGCGTAGTTATTTGGGAATACCCAATATCAGACGCACCTTACGGTCTTTATACTGGTGGAACGGATCCATACAAACAATCACAAGCCCATTACTCAACTTCTTTGGGTTCCACCTACATTTACAAGAGAGTGCATAACCTCTCAGGTGAAGGTTGGCAAAACATAGTAGTAGCTGCATACACAGGTCGCCCTAAGAAGATTGAGCAATGGTATGAGACTACCAAGATGCTCTTAATGTACTACAACGCAAAGACTCTGTGTGAAAACATGGACTATGGTTTTATCCAGCATTGCGTAGAAAAGAACATTGGACCTAGAGTACTAGAGAGAACTCCTTCCTTCCTAACAGATATTCACCCTAACTCTACAGTTAATCGTGACTATGGAATTCACATGACAAGGGAAATTAAATCTCACTTGCTAGGATTAATTATTGAATATCTTACGGAAGAGATTGATATTGAGAGAGATGCGGACGGTAATGTTGTAAAAACTAGGTTAGGTGTATCTAGAATTTTAGATCCTCTCTTGTTAAAAGAATTACTAAAATTTACACCAAAACTTAACGTTGACCGTATTATTGCATTTGGATTGACATTAGCTATGTCTAGAACTCTTGCTAACAAGATTACAGTGCATAGTAATTCTGAGGATGACCGACTCAAAGAATACTTTAGGAGTCGTAAACCTTATTCACCTTTTAGAAGTAGCACCTCATCACCATTTAGATTATAACAAGCCATGATTATAGAAGTTTTAAAGGAATTCAATGACCCATTAAACAATGCGTACATTTATCCTAAGCAATTTGTAACCAAAAAAGAGAAGGAGACGGAGTCCTTCATAAAGTCCACTATGGACTACTTTGCAAATATTGCATTTGCTCAGTATAAGCAGAACGTCAAGTTCCGAAAAAACTACAGACTGTATAACGGAGAGTTTAACTTTAACGATTACGTTAACCAGCCAGAGTATAAAGAACTGATTGACTACTTGTCTGACGTACCTGACCAAGAGCCAGAAGTACCTCAGTACTTGAAGCACTACTCCATCGTGACTTCTCCGCTTAACCAGCTTAAGGGTGAGTTGATTAACAGACCTCACAAATACAAAGTAAAGGCTGTAGATGACGAGGCAATCAACGAGACCATTGACTTCCGTACCAACATCATCAAGGATTATTTCTTGGAGAACTTGGCTCGTGAATTAGAAGGTCAGCAGTTGAGTCCTGAAGAAAGAGCTGAGCGGGAACAAAAAATCCAGAATGATATTTTGGATTATACCTCTGTAGCTGAGGAGTGGGGTAACAAGGTATTGAATGCTTTGCGTTACCACTTTAACTTTAAGGCCCAATCTCAAGAATCATTCCTGGATTTCCTTATTACCGGCCAAGAGTATCACCACTTCTATCCCGATAACTCTCGCATGGGTTTCAACTACAAGGTAGAGAATCCATCTAACGTATGGTACTTGGCAAACCGGAATGCTCACTACACTTCCGATTGTTGGGCAGTAGGAACTATCGAGGTTCTTTCTTTGACAGAAATTGTAGATAGATACTCTTTGACTGCTAAAGAAATTGACCACTTGGAAGAAAGAGCTGTGCAGAACTTGCGTAACAACGAGTACTCACCGATGTCTCCTGCCCTTCCTAACCCAAATGATCCTTTGTGGCAGTTGACTTTTGAGAACGTAGGTGACTTTGCCAATGGAGGTATTGACCACAACGTATTCTCATTTAACTCTCAACATGCTTTCACAGTAGTTACTGCTTACTGGCAGTCTAAGAAACTAATCTACAAGAGAACTTACCTAGATGAGGAAGGATTTCAGCAAGAGATGTTTGTATCTGAAGATTACAAGTTTGACAAAAAACTTGGTGACGTAAGCTTGGAAGAAATCTGGGTAAACGAGTGGTGGAGAGGTATCAAGATTGGTGCCGATATCTACATCAACATCGAACCTTTAGAGTTCTCACAAACTGTACCTATCGTAGGTATTGTCAATACTACCCGTAACACTCAAGGTAAATCACTTTTGGATTTGATTAAGCCTTACCAGATTCTTTACAACATCTGTATGAACCAGCTTTGGGAATTGCTAGAAAAAGAAGTGGGTGTGGTATTCTTGGGTGACCTTAAGGTTGTGCCTAAGAAAGACTCTCAAGATCCAATCGAGATGATGCTTTGGAACGCTAAGAACCGAGGAGCATTGTTTATCGATACTTCAATTGAGAATACCGGAGGAGCTGTACAGTTCAACCAGATGTCTCGTGTTGACTTGAGTCGTAGTGCCGAGATACAAACTCGTATTCAATTAGCTCAGACACTCCGTATGGAAGCCTACGAGTTGATTGGTATCACTCGCCAACGTTTAGGTAGCACTACTCCTTCGGAAACAGCAACTGCAGCTAACAACTCTCTGCAGCAATCATTCTCTCAAACAGAAACCTGGTTTGCTTTCCACGATATTGTTCTTCAGAAAGTATACCAGACAATGCTAGACGTTGTTCAGTACATTGAGTTGCAGAAGCCAACCTCTACTTTGAACTATCTTAACTCTGAGTTAGAGTCTGTGTTCTTGAAAGTAAACAAGAATGAGTTGCTTCACGAGTTGTTCGTGTTCGTATCCTCTTATGCAGAAGACAAAGTTACCTTGGAACAGATGAAACAGTTGGCTCAACCTGCTATGCAGAACGGAGCAGAGTTGGCAGAGATGCTCGACTTGTTTACTGCTGCCTCTGAAAGAAGTCTTCGTAAGACCTTGAACGATGTACAGAAACGTAAGGAAGCTGTTCGTCAACAAGAACAAGCTATGAAGCAGCAAGAGTTGCAACAACAGCAACAACAGTTCCAGCAGAAGATGGAATTTGAAGCACAGTTGAAGCAGCAAGAAGCTGAGCGTGAGGACTTGAACAAGGAACTTGATCGTCAGAACAGACTTGAGGTTGAGAAACTGAAAGGTATTGCTAACGAAGGTTCTTATAACCCAGAAGTAGACACTACTCAACTTCTGATTGAACAGACCAAGTTATCACAAGCTGCTTCTAAAGACAGTTTTGCTAAGAGTGCCAAGTCCCGTGAAATCAATATCAAGGAGAAAGAACTTCAGTTGAAAGAGAAGGACATCGACACCAAGTTAAAAATTGCTGAGATTAACAAAAACCGCTTCGACAGAAAGAAATAAAATAAAGGCCGTCAACTATTTCTATAATAATAACGGCCTTTTTTAACTTCTTGCGTTAATTTTTTAATATATTACTTTTGAACCTAACCAAACCAACCAACATGAGTACTAATGAAAACCCATTAGAGAATTTAGAGTTCTTTGAAACATTCTCCAGTGACGATCCAATTGATGCAGCGCCTCAATATGATCCCAACAAAAACGTTGCACCTGATATTTTAGGTGCAGATGGTAAAATTAAAGACCCCATCCTAGAACCAGATGACGAGGAGGAAGAGGAGGAAGAAAATCCAACTCCAGTTCCTGCTCCGAAGTCTACTCCAAAACCTCCTGCTAATCCTCTTAATGAGGACGAAGAAGAAGAGGAAGAAGAGTCTACTGGTCTAGAGGACAATGAAGATGATGAAGTTAACTACTTTGAAGTTTTCGGAAAAGGACTGGTAAAAGCAGGTATGCTTGAACTAGAAGAAAACGAAGAAGTAGAGTGGACTGAAGAAACCTTCTTGTCTAAGATGGACGAGACCATTGAAAAGAAAGCTTGGGACACATTAGAAGGACTTGCAATGGAAACTTACGGAGAAGCCGGAGTTAAACTTGTTGAAGATATCTTCATTAATAAAGCACCTATCCAACAATACCTTCAGATGTTTGCTAACCAGCAAGTAGTAGCAGATGTTGACTTGGATGACGTAGTTAACCAAGAAAGAGTTGTTCGTCTTTACCTAGCTAAAACAGGAATGGACGAGGACGAAATTGAGGACCAAGTTACGTTTGCTGTTAACAATGATAAATTGGGAGCCTATGCACAGAAGTATCATGGTAAACTAGTTGAAAGACTGAACCAAGAGAAAGATGCATTAGCCCAACAAAGCCGTGAGCAGGTTATGATGCAGAAGCAACGTGACCAAGAACGTGAAGAGTCTTACGCAGCTGTTCTAGAAAAATCTATCAAATCTGGTGATATCGAAGGGTATCCCATTAATGAGAGATCAGCTAGCGACCTTTTCCAATTCGTTCTTGCCAAGCCTCACCAGTTACCCAATGGACAACGCATTACTGAGTTTGAATACAAACTTGCTCGTATGCGCCAAGAAGACCCTTCAAAATTTTTAGCACTGGCACGTTTAGTTCAAAATGATTTGGACTTAACTCCCGTAAAGAAAAAGGGAGTTACAGAAGAAACTAACTCCATCTTTAATGAGTTGAAGACCAAAACAAAAAAGACAACTAAGAGTTCAAAGTCTGACCAAGACGTTTTCTCTAGGTACTTTAAATAAAAAAATAAACACAAAATACTACTATGCCAAATCTAAGTATGCCAAGGGTCAACGGGTCAGTTATAGCTAACGCCCACATGACCAGTTCTTACTATTCTAAGAATGGTTTGAACAAACTCACCGAAAAGAACTTCGTTGAGACAATGTTGAAGTCTAAGCCTGACCAGTATGACAAAATGATGATTCGTTTGTTTACAGACACTCGTTTGTATTCTAACGATTTGATCGACCTTGTTATGAAGTCTGGTAAGCCTTTCTCTGTTAACGATCCTAATGGTGTTTTCACCTACAAGATCAAGAAGCGTGCTGAGTTGCCTAAAGTAATTGCTACTTACGCTGCCGGTTCTACTTCTGCTTTGCCTGCTAGACCAGGTATTGACGGACAAGAGTTTGACGTTGTTTTTGACAAGCAAGCTTTCAACGTGAACGACATTATCACTGCTCACCGCTACGAGCAAGAAACTCAAATCCAAATTGTTGCTGAGCCTGAGCGTTTCCAGAACGGTTTCAGATACCGTTGTCGTGCCGCTGGTTCAACTTCAGCTGACTTTGTTAACGTACGTTTCCTCGTTGTAGGAGTTGAGTACTTCAAAGTTGGTAACGTGTTGGGTGAGTACACTACCAGCTTCTCTGGTCTTGGCTTGTTCGACGGTAACTTGGAAGTAATGGCTGACGTTCTTAACCAATATGGTGTAGAGCACACTATTACTGACTGGGCTGATGCTACCAAATTGGGTGCACAAACTGATGCTACTGGTAATCCTTTGGATATCACTTACTACTCTGTAACTGATGCTAATGCTGAAGGTGAAAAAACCAAGATTGTTGGTTGGGAGCCTACAGTATCTCGCTTGTTGCGTATGGAAATGTTGCGTATGCGTGCCAACATGTTGATGTGGGGTCGTCAAGGTAACACTAAAGATGAAAAAGGTCGTCCAACTCGTTTGAAGCCAGGTTTGTGGCAGCAATTGCACTTGGGTAACGTTCTTTACTATGACCGTGGTCAGTTCTCTTTGAACCTTTTGCGTTCTGCTATCGGAGACTTGTTCTACAACCGTGTTAAATTGGCTGATCGTTACGTAAAAGTATACACCAACCGTGCAGGTATGGAATTGGCTTCTACTGCTATCCGTAAAGATTTCAACAGCTCAAACATGACTTTGAATGCTGAGAAATTCATGGATGGTAAAGATCGCTTGAAGCAAGGTTATGCATTGCAGTTTGACCACTTCATGACTACTGAGACAGGTCCAGTAGAATTCATCGAATTGGAACAGTTGAACGAGCATGCTACTTTCTTGGAGTTGGGTCCTAACAAGAAGACTCCTCCAATCTTCATCATCATGGACGTAAGCAACGAAGGTGGTGCTAACATCCGTGAGGTGAAATTGTCTACTCGTCCTAACATGTACTACCAGTACATTGCCGGTTCAGTAGGATTCGGACAGTCACAAACTGTTATCGCCAACAAAGATCCATACAGTACCTACATCATGAAGGACTTCTGTGGTATCTTCTTGGAAGATCCTACCCGTACCGTAATCATCAAAGAATACCCACGCTTGTAATTTTAGCGGTCTATGACGGGGGAGGTAACACTCCCCCTTAATAGATATAAAATTAACCAAAACCTAAACCAACCAAAATAATGAAAGATATTGCCAGAGGGGTACGTATTATTAAACCCTACAGAAAAGATCCCGGAACTAACTTGCGTACGTTAGAAGGATCATTGTACCAGAATGGTTACAATTTTATTCCAGGAACAGCTCGTAAGTTTTACCCTAGGGTAGATTCACGAGGAGTAATCAGAACCGGATTAGATGAGACTTCTCAAAAGTTGAAATCTATTTTGGATTTGAAAGTAAGAGAACAAGAAACTCAACGAGTAAAGCAACTTAAGGAATACTACGAAGCTTTATTGGATGAGTCCTTAGATCCTACTAGCACGTTCTATGACGAAATTAAAGATAATGGTATCGGCCTCGAAGATGGCGATAACATTTTTAACTTGGATAACCCAAGAGACGCTGTGAATTTTTACTGGCTCATGGAGACAGAAATGATTGCAGAGAATCTTGATGCTATCGAGACCGGAACTGTAGACACCTCATTGGTAAAATTCTACGTGTTTGATGGTACAGTTGAATCTAAAGTTACGTTTGACCGTAAGAAGAAGATCAACAGTGCAATTGCATCTTTAGATAAGATGACAGCATCTAAGCGTAAGAAGATCCAAAAGTTGATCGGTTTAGGATTAGCTGCAGATTCTTCAGAAGAAGACATCTACATCTCCCTAGACGAGTACTTGCGTACTCCTGCATCATCTCTAGGAATGGACCCAATCGAGAACTTCTCTCGAATTACTGCATACAGCGATGATTTGTTAGACGTTAAAGCTTTGGTTAAGGACTTGTTAGATACAAACATTGTTAGAATTAAAGGTTCTATTATCTACGAAGGTGATAATGTTTGGGCCAAGTCACTTGAAGAGTTTGAACTTTTCTTGGCTGACCCTAAAAACACCGTAGAATATACTGCCTTTAAGGACAAACTGAAGAATAAATTAAAGATAAGCGCACTCTAATAAATGATACCTGTAGAAGATCTGGTGTACGAGTTTAAGTTGATGATTAATAAAGTCAACAGACAGGATAACGTTGATATCCCTGTGGAGGACATTATTCTCTATTTGAACCGTGCCCAAATGTCTTGGATTAAAACAAGAATTAATCCTAACAACATCTACAAGACAGGGTATGAATCTATTAGAAAACGCATTGATGACCTTCAAGTTCTGAAGATTAACAGTGCTAGCTTAAAACCCGTTAAAACTAACGACCTCTTTCATGTCGGATATGAATGTCCACTAGAAGATGTTGCTAACTATATGTTTTACGTGTCGTCACATTGTGTGGGAAAGAAGCAAAACTGCTCCAAGAACATCTCAATTGACCTCGTAAGAGAAGGTGACTTAGATACTATGTATCTCGACGCAAACTTTAGCCCTTCATTTGAATGGAGAAGCACACTAGCTACCATAGGCAATAATAAGTTGTTCGTATACACAGCAGACGAGTTCGTTATTGAGAAAGTCTTTTTGACTTACTTAAGGTATCCAAAAAATATAGACATGGATGGCTATAGTAAGTTAGATGGAACTGACTCTATTAATCAGAACTGTGAGTTACCTGAATACGCTAAGGGAGACATTGTTGACCTGGCCGTTAAGTTTGCAGCACAATCTAATGATAATCAAATCCAAGCTGCATTTGCAGAGGATAGGTTAGTTAAAAACTCAGAATAAAACATAAAAATATGAATCACAAAATCACACAAGTGTTCGTAGTTGGTGGATCCGCTGCGACCGTAGACACCTCCGCAGAAGCATTTCCAGGTACTGGTACTACAGATACCTTGAAGGCTCGCCAGTTGAACTTCTACAAGCCTGACTATTCTGTAATTGCTCGTGCAGCTGCAACTGCAACTATCGGTAACGATATCTTTGTTGCTGTAGGAACTTCAGATACTGTAGGTTCTAAGTTTGGTAGTTTCAAGTCTTCTGTAATCAAAAAGCAGAATTTGACTCGTGTTACTAAGAGTGTTTACAACAACACTACTAGACAGCAGATTACCTTCATTGGTTATGATGAAATCACTGCCAGCAAAACTCCTTCTTTTGCTTGTGACGAAGAGTACTTCGTAACTTTCAAAATTGATGAGTACTGGTCTAAGGGTATTTATCAGCCTTTGATTCAAGAGTCAGTTCGTGTTAAAACTACTTCTTGCACAGAGTGCGGTGGTGGTTGCGATGCTTTGAACTGCTGGGCTTTCATGCAGGAATTGACCGACAAAATCAATGCTAACCCTATCTTGAGTAAGTACTTGAGTGCTACTCACTCTATTGTAGGTTCAGCACCAACTTACCGTTATGTATTGAACTTGCCTGACTCAGGTGATTCAACTGCAGAAGCAGCTACTTTAACTGCATTGCAGGCTTACTACCCATCTGGAACTTATGGTACCATCACTGAGACCAACACCGAAGATGCTGACTCTACTGGTCAAATTTTCTTCATCATTGCTACTCCTTTGGTTGCAATTGAGAACATGCCTGTTTACAACGGTATTGCTTGGGAGAAACAGTTGGTATCTGCAGGTTCAGTAACTTCTTGCGGTATCAAAGTAACTGGTAAAGCAGTTGATGCTTTTGGTAACGCTTGCGTACCTGATGCAGTTCCTTACGTATTCAACTTGGTTAAGTTCCAAGCTAAAGTACACAGAGGTCCTTTCAACTCTCAAGATTTTGATATCGATGATATGCAAACTCCTTGGGCTATCACCACTGTACAAAGCATCCAGTACCCAATTGGTGCCGTAAGTGCTTTGGCTGAGATGGAGCGTAACTACTTCACTAATAACTTGCCTGCAGTTGCAGAAGCTCGTTACTACTGGAACCCTATCTACAACGAAGCTGCTAACCCATTCTTCTTCGTAGATCAGACCCGTACTGCAAGTGGTTACACTATGTTCGAAATCTGCTACACAGATCCTTCTCCAGTTGGATTTGAGAAGAAAGACTTGAACGAGCATGCGGTTGTGTTGTTGGTAGATGCTGCAGTTTCCAGTTTGGTTGCTGACGTACAGATCTTCTTGAACAACTTCTTGAGCGGTTCTGCGTTGCCTCAATTGGTATAATCTTAACGGGGAGGATTAACCTCCTCCCCTTTTTATCACCCTTTAATTTAAATAAAAAATGAAAGATATTATTCTAAAAACAGGCACCCATACCGTAGCTGTAACTAACAAGGATGTAGCTTCTGGAAAAATCCCAGGAACTTCTCTTGAGAAGTTTGTAGTTAACTTGCTGAAGAACCCTAGCTGTTGCGCTAAGTTTGTAGTATTGACCAAAGGAACTGTAACTCAAGGCACAAGTGTTACGACTGCAGTTACTTTGAATCAACCTGCTGGCGAACTTGTAACATTCTCTTTGGCTGCTATAGCTGCAGATACTACTGCAACCTTTACTGTAAACAACTCCTTCGTTAAGGCAGATTCATTGATTCTTGCTAACGTAGTTGATTGGACAGGCAGTACCGGTTTCCCTCTAATCATCGTAGATGATGTTGTTGCTGGTTCATTTAAGATTAGCATCAGAAACGTGTCAGCATCTGCTGCACTTGATGGTGTTCTAACTGTTGGATTTGCAATCATGTAATTTAACGGGGTGGGAAACCACCCCTTATTTTTAAACTATGCCAAACGTAAAATTAAACCTCGAAGTATACAAAGCCAAAGACTGTGGATTTATCTCAGTACTTGACACATCTTTTTACCCTATTGCTCCTGACACTGCTAACCTACAGGTAGATGTCCCCGGATACGACACTCCTTTTGAGTTTGAGTTTGTTCTGGGAGAAGTAAACATTCTAAATGCATATACTTTTGGATGGGTAGCATCAGAAGATACTGTTGGTGAGTTGCCTGATGGGGTTTATAATTTCGTATTGACAACATGCCCTGATTTAGGCATTAATAGCAGATTCCATTTGCGGACCTGCAAAATCGATTGCCGTCTTGCAGTACAGTGGGCAAAGTATGTTGACTGCTGTGATGACGAGAAAATGCTTTACTACTTAGATAAAGTGGATTTCTTACTCAGAGGAGCTGAGGCTCAGGCTGATTTGTGTAACCCTGTAAAAGCTACCGAGCTTTATCGTAAAGCTGATGACTTACTCAGAAGAATTGAACTTGACTGTTAAGAAAAAACTTGCCAATGCTGCTTACAAAGAGTTGCAGCATATCAAGTACTTAACAAAACCATACCATAGAAAGTCTAGAAAGTATGCTAGTTTCCTTAGATACCAGCATTGCCTAGACTGCGACACAACTTTAAACTTTAAAACAAAACACTAAAATGGCTAAATGTTGTCAAACTAATAACTGTGTAGAGATAGAACCTTCTGGTTGTGTCAAGTACACTGGCACGCCTACTGCTGGCGGGCTGATTGATAAGCAGGATTACTGCGACCCCTATCTTAATGATATTATCAAGTTGTTTGATGACAACTTGACCTCTTTAGATGTACGAGTAGGTATTGATAAAACTGCTTTAGATGCAGTCAATACTTCTTGTGGAATTACTCCTGTAATCAACACAACTACTATTACTGTAAAAGACGAGAAGTATTATTCTTCTCAGGTTGTTCTTAAGTTGTTGGAGGTTGTATGTGAACTAAGGTCTCGCTTAAATTACCTTACTAGCGAAAATACTAACACTAACTTAGGCAACCTTCATTGGGAAGAAATGCCTTTGAGTACAGGATTTATTGCTTGGCTTAATAGTGTTAATCCAGAAACAGGTGTAACGTATGCCCAGTGTCTTGGAAACAACGTATGCGACCCTAATACAGGCTTGCTTACTTTAGGAGATTTATTGAAAGCAATCATTAACAAACTGTGCGACTGCTGCACTATTCAATAATATAAGAAATGGGACATTGCGTTGATTGTTACGGAACCTCTACAATAGCACCATGTGCTACAGTAGGGTGCATATCTACTAACTACGGTAAGTGTATCACTTACTCTGGCGTAGATTTATATTGCTCTCTAGGAGCTGTTGGAACATTTACTACTGCAGGTACTGCGGTTGTTCCCGGAACTACTACAGTTTACACTTTAGGTGGAACTAACGTAAGTGGTACTGGAACAGGTGCTACCTTTGAAGTAACTCGTACAGTAGGTACTAATACCTACACAGTAAAAATTGCTAACCGTGGTTCTGGGTATGCAGTAGGAAACCAAGTTAAAATCTTGGGTACATCATTAGGTGGTGCTACTCCTGCGAATGACGTGGTATTCACTATTACTGCTTTGAATCCAGTAATTGCTTCTGGTGCAGTTCTAGATGATATTATCACTAGTTTCCACAATGCTTTGTGTAGTGGATTAGCTGGTGGTGGTTTGGATTACTCTTCCTTAAACTACTCATGCCTTCGTCAGTCAGGTGTATTGACCGGTATTGGTACTGCAATTACAACTGAAGCTCAGTTTGTTACTTCTGCATCCGCTGCTTTGTGTTCTTTGTACACAACTTTGAATGCTTACGATACTACTGTAAATATTAGCTCATTCACTAACGTAGGTTCTTTGCCTGGAGTAACTGCTCCTTACAACCTTAATGAAGTATTAGGCGGAGTTGCAACTGCAATCACTACTATTAATAGTGGCTTGAACTACGCTTCTATTACTTCTAATCCTTGTGTAGCTTACGCATTCACCACTAAACCTAGTACTAGTGTAGTAGCTGACTACTTTAACTGGATTACTACTAACATGTGTGGTATGTTCCAGAGTCTTACTACAAGCATTGGTACCGTAAGCACACTTGCTACTTCACTGAAGACTTATATTTCTGGTGTTTCTGCAGTTCCAGCTAACGTTGATACTTCTGTATTGGTGGGAGGTTCTGCAACTAGTACAGCTTCTGCTGCTTTGATTCTTTTGATTTCTCAAGTAGATTCTTTGAACAGTTCTGTATCTACTCTTACCACAAATAATCTAAGTCTTACTTGGGCATCTTGTTTTGGTGGTACTTATCCTAGTAACTCTGTATTTAAAACTCAGACCTGGAACTGGTCTAATGCCTCTGTAAGTCTTCAAACTCAGTTGGATAGAATTGTTTCAGTTCTTGCTACACTGAATATAAAGTTTGATGCAACTCAATTCACAATTACTACTGGTGCTTGTGGTCCTACTATTGCTTTGGCAGCAGGTGTTGCTTTCAGTGCTGCTAGTTTGAACGTTTGTTTATTGGATAACCTAGGTGACGTAACTGCGCCTACGCCTGCAGGTGGAGACTTCCTAGTAAGAGACTCTTCTATCAGCCCTAATCACTGGAGAAACAAAACCTTCACCATTAAACTAAACGGTGCTACTGCTAATGTAACTCGTACAGATACCTCTACTAATGTTGAGTTTGACCTCGCAGTACTTGATAGTACTCCTGTGGCTCATCCTTTGGCAGGTGTAAGTGCTGCTACATTTAACGTAACAAATGCTGTTCGTTTTCCTGCCGGTAGCGTTGGTTTTCCTCACGGATATAAACATGGCCAAGTAGTTGCATTGCATGGGGTACTTCAGATGAACATTACTGCCCCCTTCTCATTAGCTCACTTGGGTGTGTTAAACATAGCAACTATTCCCACAGCAATTAGACCTGCAGACCCAGTATACTTTAACGTAGAACTTTATGTTAAGGTGGGTGCTAGTTATTCTAACGTCTACACCAGAGCAACTGCTCAATTGGACACTGCCGGTAACTTTGCTATCGTATTAATGAACCCAGCGGGATCACTTGCTCTTACATCAGGCGACTTAATTGAAGTTGTCATCGGAGGTAATAGCTACGCTTTATAAGATATTGACAGGATTTTTTGGTTGGTTACCCCTGTCTAATTACTAGTCGGAGCCTAGGAAACTAGGCTCTACTGGTTTAAGTAAAACTTGACTAAAATTGAAATTTAATTATATTTGTAATAACGAGTGTTATGTTAACTAATGGAGATTTAATCGCAAGAGTGAAAAGTGCTAATAAATTCATTACTAGCGATGACCTTATTAGTGACCGTTTCATTTATAATCTACTTAAATCAAAGGCATCTGTCTTGATTAAAAGGGAGATTAACTTGAAAAAATTATTAATGTCTGATAGTATTTATCAGGCATACGAGTGTATTTGTTTGATAGAAGCACCTGGTGCGGAATGTGATTTAGGTTGCCCTATTCGCAGAACAGCTAAAAAATTACCTAAGATTGAAGAAGGATTATATTCCTACTTTATTCAAGGTGTATTTAATACCTCAAACTCTGAGGAGTTGTTTCCTACCAGTATCCGTGACTTTATCAATCACAGTCGGCTTAGAGTAAAAACCAACCGTTCCTATTATACTATCCGTAATGGATACCTCTATGTTTTGAATCCAGACGTTGAGTCTGTAAACATGTATGCCTACTTTACTGAAAGCATCGAAGACATGGATGGTACCCAATGTTTAAGCATGTACGATAAGGAGTTCAAGATAGCTGCTTATTTGGTAGATGGTTTATTGCAACTTGTTAACCAAGATCTAATTAACTACCATAAGATGCCTGTTGAACAAGAGGATAACAATAGGGATGAACAAATGTAATTATGGAAGTTAGCCCAAAGAAGTACAAGACCTACCGATCCGACGTAAACTACTCTAACAAAAAAGCTTACAATCAGTTTCTAAAAGAAACAAAACGTTCTGATATTACCTACGAAATGTTTAGTAAGATTCCTCAAATGGTGCATGAGAGGATGATTAGTAAAATGTATTCAGGTGCTTACTCTGTTCGCATCCCTAAGCTAGGGTTGTTCCGTTTACTTAAGGTAGCTCCCTTTGGTGAACCACATGCAACCATTGACTGGGGTAGATATCGTAAGACAGGCATCTGGGCACCATATCGTAACACCCACACTGACGGGTATATCTATAAGGTTCACCTTTATAGTTATTCCAAGAAGTTCCCTGAGTTAGGATTCTTTAGATTCAGACTCGCAATAAAGCACCAAAGACATTTAGCCCAATTGATAAAAAATAACGAAATACACCGATGAAGTACGAAAATATAAACTTCATATCTTCTGAGCCAATTGTGGCGGAAGTTAAACAAGAACTTAAGTCTTACTTCGAGGCAGGTGCTATTAGTGAAGTTTTGATTCCTACTTTCATTGACCAGTCCTTGCGTAAGCTTAAGGTAATGGTTCTTCAACCTGAAGAGACTGTAGCTCACTTTGTAAACTATAAGTCAGAGCTTCCTTGTGATTTTGCACTTCTAGATAGAGCTGCTTTGTATGATTCTCAGATAGAGTTTAGTTCTGGTATCACTACTATGAATGGGTACTTCTACATGTCTTCAGACTGTTCCTTCAGTGGAGAGTGTTGCAATGATAAAACAGAGTACTTCGAACAAATCTTTGTATCTAATCCAGGCTTTAAGATTAGCATGAAGATGCCTAGGCCTATCCGTGTTTACCATGGATCTAAGGCATTATGTACAGAACAGTGTGCTAACTTGTATGCACCCGGCCCAGACATTATCCAGATTAATAACAACAGGACTATGTCTGCTTCTTTTGAGGAGGGCTGTATTTATGTAAGATACTTTGCTAGACCTACGGATGAATTTGGTATTCCTAAGATTCCTGAAATACTAGAAGTCGAAGAGTACATTAAGGCTTATCTTAAGTTTAAATTCTTTGAGATGCTTTGGCATTCTCAGTTAGATGAATCTGCTGCTCAGATTGAGCGTAAGTTTCAATACTACAAACAAGACCAGCTTGCTAAACTACAGGCAGCATTTGGGTACTTGTTGACTAAGACTAAACAACAGAGTGCTGATAGCGTTGTGAAGGCACGTAATAAGTTTGTTAAATACCATATCATTTAATGGAAAATAAAGTAAATCAGAATATCATTGGTCTTAACCTGGACTCTATTAACTGGCAAGTTAAGGAGAACCAGATTACATGGGCTTTAAATGCTAATGTGCAAGCTCATGACGGTGACTCTGTTACTTACACAAATGAACCCAGCAACACAGAATGCTTTAGATTTGATCAAGGCACTTTGTCAGGATTTATTGTAGTAGGATTTACTAATATTATTGAGCAGTCTAAGGTTATTCTTTTCCTTACTCACCCAGACGGACGTTCTCGCATAGGTCAGATTACTGCTCTAGGCGATTCTTGTTTAGGTGTAGAAGTTACTGAAGAAGATTGTGGATGTAAGGCAGGTACCATCGTCACTACAGCTACTGTTGTAACAGACCTACCTGCAGATGAAGTTACTTTACAGTGTCCAGATGGCTACTTCTATGATGCAGTTACTAACCTCTGTAAGAAGGTTCAATACGTTCCTATCGACGAAAGCTCTCAAACACTACCTGTAATTGCTACTTGCGTTAACGGAAGTGGTTGTGGTGTATTCTCTACCCACGGTTCTTTCTTACCTAACGTCTATACTAGCGCATACTCTACGTTAACACCTTCAGACTACTACACAATCAAAACTGAGTTACCTACACCTACTGGTACCAACTTTTGGAATCCTAATGGTATAGGTGTATTTAACGTAGCTACTTACTTAAAGAGTATTGCAGTACAAGCGGATTTAAATCCAGGAGGCGGACTATGTCGGGAGTGTCACACAATTAGTACTGTAACTCCTGAGAATCCTTCGGGGTATATTGGTTTTGCTGAGACTGTTTGTATTGATCAAACCAAGGAGTATTATATGTCTTTGGCTGGAGACGAAGCTCTTCGTGTCTATATTGACAACGTTTTAATTTTTGACTTTGATCCTGTAACCCCTTCTAAGATTCTAGGAGGAGCAGCATCTAATCTTTGGTCAAGACTTCACTTCTTTCCAATTACTTTAACTGCTGGTAGACACGTATTCAGGTTTGAGTACAAAAACACTGCAGGTATTGGTATGTTTGCTTATGAGGTATATGATATCTCATTGGCTCAGTTGCTTGACCCAAATCTTACTCAAGCAATCTTAACTGCATCTATTGCTCGTAGTAATGGTGAGCAGATTAGTTCTTTGCCTAAGAGAGGTTCTTACTTCACAGAGACGGAGAATGCTTGTCCAGACGGGTACATACTAACTGTAGACGAAAACTGCGTAGCATCTTGTAGTACTGTAATTACCGCAGAGAGAGAAGAGGTTACTGTTTCTTCTACTTGTTGTAAGTATGAGGATATAATCATTGACAATTGTTTAGACGAATGTGAACAGTCTTGTTACGAGTATGTAGTAGGATTAACAATAGACTTAAGTATTGAAAATACCGCTCTTGAAAAAGATTTTACTTACGAAGACTGTGCAGGCAATATTGTTCGTGACTTTATTCTAGGTGAACCTAAACGATTTACAGCTAGAAAAGGTACACTACTTTTAGAAGGGCCGTACATAGAAATACTTCAAGAAGTTCAAGTAGAGGATACTACCCCTGGAGTATTTTCTAAAGGCAACTGCTGTTTAAATTTTGATCCTGCCTTCCCAGTGAATGCGGAGTATCGTATAGATGACTGTGAAACCAAAGTTTATTATATTAGTAGGAATAATCCACCTCGCTATTTTTCTGATTTGTATCCTTATGGAAAAGACGCCTGTGGGAAGAATCGTACGTGCATTAGAGAAAGCTGTGAGGATTCTAAGCTATTTCCTAATTTCTGCATCCCAGAAGTTCACGCTACCTCTGTAGATAGTGGAGGTATGCTGGCAGCAGGTGCCTACTCGTTTGCTATAGCATACTGTGATGAGAACGGAGATGAGTTTGTAGATTATACAGACTACACCAACCCTATTCCAATTTTTGAAAGGACTATTACTGAACAGACAGAGTATGTAACCTCTAAGTCTATCACAGTTAATGTTAAACATAAGACTCGCATATTTGAGTACTTCAGTTTAGTAGTAGCAGAAACAGTAAACACAACTAACACATATCACCTAGTAGGTGTATACCGGGTAAATCAGGTCACAGACCAAGACACTGTAATCTATACAGGTGATTATAAAACTACTTTCTCTACAGTTGCTCCTGTAGTTAGAAGCCCTAGATACGATACTGCTAACATCATTGAGAAGCAGAATGATATCTTGATGCTTGCTGACTTAGAAGAAGCTCCTAGATACAACTTCCAGCGTTTTGCTAGTAGATTGAAACTACTTTGGGAAACTGTGAATATGCCGGCTGATGGACAGTTTGATTACTCATCCCCTGAAGTTGCTTACTTCTTTAGAACCTACCAGAGGGATGAGGTTTATCCTTTCGGTATTAAATTCCGAATGAGTAATGGTAAGTACACTGATGTATTCCATATTCCTGGAAGAACTACGTTTACTGTTTTACCTCAGAATATAAATTTTGGAGATACTACCTTACTAGATGGATCAAGTAACTTAGATGTATTTGTAGCGCAGACCGATTGTACTATCCCTGATCAACTGCCAGTTTGGAAAACATACAATACGGCTTCTCCTGGAACTAGTGTTGACTATGATGAGGACTTAGCATCGGATATTGAGAAACAATACAACTGTGCTATCACTAATGGTCTTCAAGGTGAGTTTGCTTATTGGGAATCTACTGAGTTGTATCCTTGTTATGATGAGATATGGGAACAGTCTACTGACCCTAATGCTCCTTACTACAACCCAGAAGCATTAGCAGGCAAACCTATTCGTCACCACAAGTTTCCCGACTCAGCTATTACCCACATTCATGACCATGACATTGCTTCTGGATCTACAGCGGATTCAGGAATTGGTGTAGAGAGTCCAAGTATATTGCATCCTATTGGAGTTCGTCTAGATGAAGCATCTTTGCTTAGTCTATTAAACCAAAAAAATCCAGACGGAACCTACGCTTACACTGTATACGATCCTATCAAACGCAAGGAGATACCCATCAAAGATGTTATCTGCGGATATGAACTTGTACGAGGTAACCGTGTAGGTAATAAGTCTGTAATTGCTAAAGGATTACTTTATGATGTAGGAGAGTACTTTGATACTACTAATGATAAGAAGTATTACTACTCTAACTATCCCTACAATGACTTACGTGTAGATCCTTACTTGATGAATGCTTCTCGTTGGTATGATGAGTCTAGAGAAATATTCCTTACCGACTCAGCTTTTATTGACGGTATCGGACGTGTAGGTGGATTCAGAACTTACGACTTTAATGGAGGTAACAACAGATTTACTTTCTACTCCCCTGACACAAGTTTCCAGTTTCCTAAAATTGGTACAGAATTAAAACTTGAGACTGTAGAGTTTGGTAGAGTACTCGGACACTTTGTTCCCGTAGCTGAACATCCTCAGTATAGATTTTTGCAGGAAGGTGCGTTCAGAGATGCGGGACGTTTGTCTGCTATCTTATCAGCAAACGTTTCAGGATCTACTGAAGTGAGTGCAACAGTAACTGGTGGATTTGCTAATGGTTCTCGTTTTGATGTTCGCTACGATAAGCTTCTTGCTAACGAGCAGGTAATGCTTGATTTAATAGGTAAACTGATTCCGTTTGTAAATTTTGCTTATCAGTATAATTCTATTGCAAACTATAATCAGTACGTACCTATCAATCCGTTGGCTACAGTTCCACACTTCGGTAGTAGTCGTAGATTTATTGAATTAGGTTATTACGCTAATGAAAGAATCGTTCAGGTATTTGACGATGCTCCATTACATAATCGTTTAAGAGAAACTTCTGTTTACCTCAAGGTAAAAGACTTTATTAAAAACATTGAGTCTCAATTACTAGATAACTCTAGATACGTTACATCTGCTACAACCTTAGTAGATGAAACAGGCGCTACTGTTAGTGACGAGGGTCATACATTAAACGCAACTACTGAACATCAAAGACGTACTACCCGTGCTTACTATGGTTCTGTTAAACGTCAGTTTCCAAATCAGTATGGTCAGGTAGAAAACATTAAGTATGTTTCTACTGGGTATGCAGTTGATTTGTACAGAACTGCTGGAGGTGGTGTGAGTCTTGAGTATAAGTATTATCCTGCTTTTGGTGGAGACACATTCATTACTCCTTTCTCCTTTAAGCGTAAACATTCTTTCTTTACAAGAAACTTAGTTAATCTTCCTGCCAAGGTAGATGAAGTACCATTTGATTACTGGTTATTCCCTAACATGGCATACCCAACCTACTACATTGGTACCGCTAGTAATGTTAATGCTATCAGTGGTTCAGAGATTGCAGTTGCTTTTGCTTTCGTAGCTGCAGGAGTTGGTGCTGGTATTGCTGGTATATCATTAGGCGGAGCATTGGCTGTTGTGGGCGTGTATGCGCTTAACTTAGGAATCATGGAAGGCTTGAATGAACTCTGGAGTAAGTTTACTAAAAAGACTACTCTCGATGGTTCTAGTGACCACAGATACTATCAGGATGGTCACTTCTATACAGCCTCTTACGGGCTACCTATATTCTTTGTAGAGTCTGATGTTAATACTCATTTTCGTCACGGTAGGGATACTGATAAAGAAAACTTCTACCCCAACGTAGGTGGGGGTATTCCTGATGATTGGTTGCAAGAAGCTACGGTACCTATCAAGTACGATAACTTCTACCACTATAACGCTACTTACTCTGCCCAGAACTTAAGTCCTAACATGCCTTACAGGTTGAAGTATCCTTCCTTGGAGTGTTTAGTGAATCACCAGAATCGTGTGATCTACTCAGACCAAGCAAGTAAATCTAATCTGTTGACAGACAAGTGGCTTAACTTCCGTCCAGGGAACTTCTATGATTTCCCTAAGCAAGGTGGTCGTTTAATTGATTTGAATGCCGGTGAAAGCGAAAGAGTATATGCTCGTTTTGAAAACACTACCAAAGTATACAATGCACGTATTGTACTTACCTCTACTTCTCCTTATCAGTTGGAGATAGGTAACGCAGATATGTTCAAGCAAAAGCCTGTTGACTTGGCCGCTACTGACTTAGGTTATATCGGAAGCCAACACAAAGCTTATGTACGTTGTGAGTATGGAACCTTCTGGGTAGATGCTAAACGTGGACACGTGTATCAAATCACAGGAGACGGATTCAACGAAATCAAATCAGAGTTGAACTACAACTGGTTCAAAGAAAATCTACCATTCCAGATAATCAAAGATTTGCCTGAGGCAGATGTTGACGTGCCTTCTTTAGGTATTGGTATTACTATGGGATGGGATGAAAGATTCGAGCGTGTATTTATTACCAAGTTAGACTACAGAGTTAGACCTGAGTTTAGGAAGGGAAATACATCAGAGATACTTTACATTAACGATAGACTAGATCCTAACTACAAATACTATGTATTGAAGACCGGAACCACTGTCACTAGAGTTTCTTTATTCAACGGTACTTACTTTGAGAATAAGTCTTGGACAGTTGCTTATGCACCCAAGTTGAAAAACTTTATCTCCTTCTATTCTTTCTTGCCAAATTTCTATGTAGCTCAGTTGGGTCACTTCCAAACAATCACAACCACCGCTGCAGGAAGTTCACTTTGGAACCACAACCTACACCCGTACTTGTATCAGACTTACTATGGTAAGTTATATCCATACATCATCGAGTATGCGGTTAACAGTCTTCCAATTAACTCTATCTTGACTTCAGTTTCTTTGATTGCAGAGATCCAAGAATACTACAGCAAGACCGAGTACTACTCTCTGGGTACTGCGAACAATAAAAATATTGCCAACTTTAACAAGGCTATCATCTACAACAGAGAACAGTCTTCAGGTATTATTAACTTGATACCGGAAGTGTTTGGTAATACTAGACAGAAGCTTCTGTATCCTAGAATGGGAACTACTGGCATCGAGACTTTGTTATCTCGTAGGGAGAACAAGTATACCTTTAATGGTTTCTGGAACATTGCTGCTCAAGCAAATGGTCAGCCTCTGTGGACAACCAAGTGGACAGACTTATTAGCAAGTTACCCAATAGATAAGTTGCCTAATATGAAGGCGATAAGAAACGTAGGTTTGTCTTATCAAAAGAATAAGATTAAGTCTGACTTCACCAGAGTACGATTAATTCAAGACAAGTACAATAGATATAAATTTGTGAACAGTTTGCAAATTAATCAAATCAACCAAACTGCCTTATAATCATGAAAGACAAAGAAATTTTTACAACTGTTAAACCCGAGGTAATCTTCGGACAGTTGTTTCAATCTAGGGATACAATGCACATTGTTCACCTTCAGACACTTAATTATTCCGAGCACAAAGCATTGGACTCCTACTACAGCGGACTCCTAGAACTAATTGATGATTTAATCGAAGCCTACTTTGGAACGTTAGGTGGGAAACGAATTAACTTTAAGATTCCTGCCTCTGAGTATGTAAACGCTAATCAGCACTTAACTCAGATGCTTGACTACCTTAAAAAACACCGTGGTGTTTTTGGAGCAGACAACACGCACATTCAGAATATCTTGGATGAAATCTTAGCTCTAATCTCCAGTACTATCTACCAATTAACTCTTACATAAAATGAATCGCTTAAAGAAATCTTACTCAACCTGCTTAGAATGTGGTGGCAAAACAAGAATGAAGTCCGGAGGTAACTGGATTCAATCTGCCATTAAAAAGCCAGGTTCATTTACAGCTCAAGCTAAAGGTGCAGGTATGAGTGTTCCTGCGTTCCGTGATAAAGTACTTGCTAACAAAGGAGACTTCTCCTCTACTACTGTAAAGAGAGCTAACCTCGCTAATACTCTTTCTAAGATGCGTAAGGGAGAAATGGGAATGATGACTAGGTCATCTCCTGTATCTACTAAGACTACCAAGAACTTTGCAATAAAAAGCAATAAAGGCCAGGCAAAGGTAGCACCTAAGATGTCTACTATAAGATCAAAGGATAGATACGGTGAAGACGGCATGGAGATGGAAATGGGAAGCACCAACCCTACTCAAATTAATTTGATGGACTCTAATACTATGCGTAGGAAAGAGATGCTAGGTGAGAGAGAGGCACAGTTGCAGGAGAAGAAGAACGGAGTTCCTGAGAATCAGATGGCACCTTTGTCTATGATGCGTGGTGGCAGACTCTATGCTCAGTTAGGTATGTTGAATGGCAAAGCTATTCAAGGACCTAAGCCAGCACCAGTTGCAGCCGCTCCTGCTAAACCAGCAGTTAAAGCTATGTCTAATGAAGAGGGCATGGACGAGGTTCCAAGAATCGAAGCAATCGATCCAAAGTTAACTCAAGCTAAAGCTATGTTGAAAGAAGACAACAAAGCTCTTGAAATGGCTAAGGTGAGAGATTACCAGATGATGCTTAATAAAAAGTACGGTGCAGGATTAGCTACTGACGGTGCATGGGGACCAAAGACACAGGCTGCTTATGAAAAGTACATGCTGAAGCCTGCTGCTACTGTTGCTAAGTCTAGTGGTGATATGAGACCATCAAGAGCTGATCTGCCAGGTAACTTCAAGATGAATTTTAACACGCCTGTTGCTAAAGGTACTATGGGTCCTTCTAGAGCTGACATGCCTGGTAATTTCAGAATGAACTTTAATACTCCTGCAGCCCCAACTGCTACTGCTTCATCTTCTTATAAAGGCACTAGTCAACCTTTGTGGCAAACTGCTAAAGAAAGACAAAGTTTTATTCCTGGTAAGGCTGGAGATATGGTAGTTAATCCTAACTATTCTTTTCTAAATAAACCTGCCAATAAAACTAATGCAACTAAAGCTGGAACTAAATCTACAACTGGTGGCAAAGCTCCTATACAAATCCCAGGCAGTCCTGAAAAAAAAAAAACAGCCGTGGTAGATAATCGTCAGTTACCTCTGACAGGAGTATTGGTTGATAGGGGTACAAATGAAACTTTTGTTTTTGGTAAGGATAACAACTTTCAATTCCCTGTCTTGACTGGTCAAAACCGCAACATGTATGCAGATGCTAATACCTTCACTGTTGATCAATTAGAAAAAGATAAATCAGGTAGAGTTACTCCTCGAGGTTATTATATATTTGACCAAAACAATGTAACTGCTTCTGATAAAAAGTCTTACAATAATAATATCCGACACCTAGAGCCTATTACTGCTTTTGGTACTCCGGAACCTCAAGCTACTAATATTGCTGTACATCAGACTTATGATCCTGCTCGTAGAGCACCGTTCTATGATAAGTCGGGGGATCAAAGAGGCAAGTCTTATGGTTGCGTTAATGGACGTTGTGGTGATGTAGCTACAATGTTTAATCAAGTAGCAGATAGAGATACTGTGATGGTTATCGATTCTCGTAGACCTGAAGACCAACAGTTCCTTAAACAAGCACAAAAAAGAGTTGCAAAAAAGCAAAAATAATTTATGTCAGTAAATAGTTTTCTTGAGAAGTTAAAACAGCGAGTATCTCCTACACCTGTAGATGAGACAGGGATGTGGTATCAAAATGATGATGTCATTGTTCCGTCTAATAAGATTACTATGAAAGGTCCTAATGGTGAGGACGATTACTTTGAAAAGCCTATACTCGGTGTGGGTATGCAGTCAGGTAAGCAAGTAATGATGCAACCTGGTGAGGAGTATGAGTTTCCTGAAGATAAGGAAGTCTACGAAACTCAAATGCAGTTAGGTGGAAGAATTGATAACGTCTCCCCTAGAGGTGATGTAGATTTTTCTGTAGGCAACAAGAATAAACTTTCAGGTCAAGTAGTGGGGTCAATCAATGCTCCTTCATTACAGATGAATTCCTTGACTCCGAGATTAGCTTACTCTAATAAAGGATTTAACGCTAACGTATCTCCAGGTGGTTTTGGTGCCGGCTATGAGGGTGAGAAGGGTTATATAGACTACAATCAATCTACTGCAGGAAAGGATACTTACAGAACAGCTAGTGCTGGTTACAACACAGAGAGAGTTAACTTAAATGCCAATGCTACTATGCGTAACAATATGCTAGAGAATGCAGGCATTGAGGGTTCATACCAAGTCACTCCTAACTTATCTTTATCTGGTAACTACAACATCAACAAAGGTGAGCAAGGAACTGATAAGAATTACTTTGCAGGATTTAGATACACTAAGTCTTTTGAGGATGGCGGTGAGGTTGAGGATGAAAATGACGATGACAAAGAGATGGTAGATGGGATTGCTAGCATCTTAACAAGAGTTAAAGATAAGAACAACAGAAAGCAAATTGCGAATGAAATGATACTTGATTTTAAAAAAGAAGGTGTTAAGTATAACCTCAAAGATTTTAAAAAATCTGCTAAAATAATGCAGATGGGGGGAATGTCTATTCCTGGAGTTAACGGTACTGTAGTTGCTTCTAGTAATACTTCTAGACTAAAGAAAGCATACATGCAACAAGCGGGCTATGTTAAGTACGTACCGCCTAGTCAAAGACCTTTAACGTTTCGTAGTGATAACCCAAGTACTTCAGATAATACAAGGGTTAATACGGTTATGTCCAATAAACCTATTACACCTGTAGCAATCCCTAGTAAGCCTGTAACTAGGTCAAAGTCTAATTCTAGTCTTAATAATAGACTAGCAGCTATGTCTGAAGTAGAGGATAGGATTTATGCAGATAATACTGCTGTGTATTCTATTCCCCCTATGAACCTAACAAAGAAGGCAAACTATGATGTTGAGGAAGACTACAGACAATCTGTAGAGTCTGGATTAGCAGGAAGACTATTGAACGTGCTTCCTACCCCATTGGCTTCCTACATTAGAGGATTAGCAGATGAGGACAATACAACTGCTGATTTTACGGAGAGTCAGAAACAAGCTGCAGCTTACGCAATAGCTAAAGCAGAAGCAAGAAAATCAAAGGCAGGTGATGAGGGCTACACAGGAAGTTTTGACTATGCAGATTATCCTGCAGGGTATAGAGACGAGCAAGGGGTTGCACATAACCCTGCACTATCTAACTTATTTAACTTACCTTCTTTGGATGGAAAAACCGGTAAACGTTTAGATAACGTAACTAAGTATTGGGGATCAGCAATGATGCAGCCTACACTAGGTAAGGCCAATTTTAAGAAGTATAATGATGAAGAGTACCTAATACATGATAGGTATAACTTTGATTCCTATAATCCAAATAGTAAGTCTATAGTTGATAGGGCAGAGAAATTTGCAAATGAGTGGGGCGTAGAAACTGAAACTAATTTAAGAGTTCCTGTGAAGTACGTAGAGGATGCTAGAAAACAAATAGCTGAGGAAGACGCTCAACCAAAGGTAAAGCAACCTGAGGAACAAGCAAAACCTACAGTTAAACCTACTGTAGAGAAAGCACCTGCAAACGTATCAAAACCCGTTGTAGAGAAGTCTAAACTTCAACAGAGTTATGAGCAAGCTAAGCCTTCTTTTAAAAAGACTTTAACCATTACTACGACTCAACCAAAACAAACAACTCCTGCTAAACAAGCACCTTCACGTAATCAAATAAATAGTGAAGAGAGTAAAGTGCAGAACTACCAAAAGATGTTGAATAGTAAATACAATGCAGGTCTAGAAGCTGATGGAGCTTGGGGTCCTAAAACTCAAGCAGCTTACGAAAAATATATACTCAAGAAATGAAACAGATGATCAAACGTAAAGATGGTTCTTATTCCCAGAGAGGTCTTTGGGATAACATCCGTGCTAATAAAGGTAGTGGCAAAAAGCCTACACCTGAAATGCTTAAGCAAGAGAAGAAGATTAAATCTATGGGCAGCGGAGGAAGTCTTTACCAGTCTTACATGGCTAAGGGAGGAACTATCCGTCATACTACTAAAGGTCCCGGTGCTAATTACCGCCCTACTAAATCAGGTGCAGGTATGACAGCTAAGGGTGTGGCAGCTTATAGAAGAGCTAACCCCGGATCTAAATTACAAACCGCAGTTACTGGCAAGGTAAAGCCTGGCAGTAAAGCAGCTGGTCGTAGAAAATCTTATTGCGCTCGTTCACTAGGACAGTTAAAAAGATCTTCTCAAGCTACTAAAAATGATCCCAACTCAAGAATACGTCAAGCACGTAGACGTTGGAAATGCTAATCACTAAACTAAACTAACTATAAATGGCAACCGCAGCAAAATCAAAATCAAGCTCCATCTCTCTTAAGTTTAAAGTTAAACCTAAGGTTCGTAGAAAGGGAGTCGTAGCAAAGACAAGGGCTTCTAAACTCAAGTCGAGTAAAAATTATCTAAAGAAAAAAGTTGGGCAAGGAAAGTAATGATTGTATACAAAGTTACTAACTCAGTAAATGGCAAGGTATATATTGGGTATACCACTAAAACACTTGATCAAAGGATTAAGGCTCATTTAAGGAAAGCAAACTGTCTTACTCAGAAACACCATACTCAAGCTTTTAAGTTGGCTTTAAGGAAGTATGGTAAGGAGTGTTTTCTTTGGGAAGAGTTAGTAACTTGTAGTACAAAAGAAGAAGCTTGTGAAAAAGAAAAACACTTCATAGCAGAGTATAACTGCGTTGTTCCTTTAGGTTATAATATGACTTTGGGAGGAGAAGGGGGAATATTTTCAGAAGATGTCAAAATTAAGATCTCTAATTCTGTAAAAGATTATCATAAAAACAATCCTGAAATCTGGCTTAATAGTACCCTAGCTAATGCTAGTACAGAACAGAGGAGTGAGTGGGGCAAAAAAGCAGCAAATACTAAAATTCAAAATGGGTTTAAGTACAAAACAGGATTCACAAGACCACAGGAGTCTAGAGAAAAGATGAGTAAAACTAGACGAAAGAAATACTCCTGTACTTGGTACAATTTTAAAACAAAAACATTAGTGGAAGCATCTTCAACAGATATGAGTGAATTTACAGGATTATCCGTAGGCACATTCAATCATTTAAAACATGAAAGACTTCGTATTACTAAGTGTGGTTGGGTTTATGTTCCTGCTGAGTCTAATTACATTGCACTAAATAGGGGGTAAGCAATTACCCCTTGCTTTTTTATGTTAATCTTGTATATTTGTATAATAAGTATAACTTATTGAGTTATTAATATTTAATATTATAACTTCTAAAATTAAAAACTAATGCTTAGACATTCTCTCTATAAGAAATTTGGTAAGAAATTCTATAAGGAAGGAGGCAGCGATGAGAATCCTTTTGGGATTCCTTCAATCAAACCGCCTGCACCTTTAGGGAATTACAGTACTAAAGAGCAACCTGAAGGCACCATTACATCTGGTGATGCTTCATATGCACCGGGAACATTCAATACTGACAAGGCTAGCAGTATGTTTACTCCCGATGCTTCACCATTTTTCAGTAACATTAATCCTGAAAATATCTACGATGTAGACCAGAGCACTCCAGAGATGGAGCAAGGTCCCTTGACTAAGTCAGAGACTGAAAAGCGTGGTCTTATGTCGGATTATAAAATCCCCGAACCTTCTTTCAAGGATAAGTTAAAGAGTAACATAAAAAGCATTGGCAATGACATTAAAGAGAATTGGCAGGACTATGCTACTGTTGGATTAACAGGAGCACTAGGTGCTGCTAATTATATGGATGCACAGCGTAAAGAAACTGAACTAAATCAATCAATTCAATCTAGACAATCAAAACCTCTCTACGACTATAACTACATGTATGGTCGTACTACGAGTGGAGGTACCGAGTACCAACCTATTGTTATGGCACAAAAAGGAGCAAAAATTACAAACCGTTACAATACTCCTGAAGGAGTAAATAATAACGTAGAAATTGAAGACGGAGAGTTTTTGATTCTACCTGACGGTACTAGCGAAGTGGCTAAAGGACCTTCGCACTCACAGAGTTACAAAGCAGATGGCCAGTCTATGAGTGGCATCAATACCATCTTACCGAATAACACAAGAGTATTCTCTAATCATATGAAACCTTCTGACGGGGCTAAACTTAATCCCGAAGAACAGTTTGCTAAGATAGGTGCATACTTACAAGCTGGTGGTGACTTTAGTCAACTAGACATGACTACTATGTTCCGTGCTAAAAAAGGTAAAGATAGTAACAAGACCTTTGCTGAGATTGCTAAGCGTTATGATAATACTGAGTATGACGAAGTTTTGAAGAATCCTTTTGCTAAGGAGGTAGACAAACAGACTGCTCGTATTATGAAGGAGCGTAATGATAAAGTACTTGACCAATTGTTCAGAGATCAGCAGTTTCTTAACGGCAACTCTAATGGAGAACAGAAGCAAATGGCTAAAGGCGGTATTAATAATCCTGGCTTTGAAGCACTCCCTGGTTATGTTCAAGCAAAGATTACTGCTAACATGGCAGAAGGTGGCGATGTTGGTAGTGCACCTGTCAATACATTTATGTCTCCAGGTGTAGGTAATGATCCTAAATTTGAACAATACTATAATCAACAACGTCAAAGTTTCACTCAGGCAGGTGTTAAAGAAGCACCCTCTCGTAATGATATCTACTCTTATTACCAATCTGCTAATCCTCAGTCAGCAGTAGATCAAACAGGACGTATGTTGTTTAGTAACCCTAAAGGAACTATTTCTTCAGGCACTACCTTTAGTCAAGCTGTAGATCCTAACACAGGTATGGCATTAAACCAAGGTACTAACTTAGAAAAATCTGCTTTTGATCAACAAGCAAAAAGATTTGCTTATGGTGGTAAACTATACATGCAAGATGGAGCTAAGAAATATAAACTTCCTGAAGGAACTGTTCTTAAGAAAGAAGGCGACAAGACAATTAAGCCTGGTGATTATGTTCAACTAGCAGACGGTACAGTAAAGAAGTTGACTAAGATAGATACCAAGCGTGTACGTGAAGCTTCTAAATCTTCTGTAGCTTCTAACTACGATGAGGGTAAGACCTTTATTAAGTCTTGGGCAAGTCAATCCCCTGAGAACCAACAAAAACTAGAACTAGCTAATGCTGCATTCCAGCGTGGTATTAACGAAGGAAGTATCAAGGTAATCAAGGAAGGACCTAAGAAAGGTCAGTACGAGATTACAGGTAGCTTTAAACCTGCCAACATGAAAGAACGTTTGGCTATGTCTGACGTAATCAACAAGTCGGGTAAAGGTTTTGGTACGGATCAGTTTCAGATTGGATTACAGACAGGAACTGAAGGATACTCTCAAAGAGATCCTAAGACTGGTACCATTAGAGGTACTGGTTCGTTTGTAGCTGGTTTTAGTCCTGCAGAATACGAACAGCGTTTTACTTACGCAAGAGCCAAGGCAGAAGGTATGTCAGAGGATGAAGCTATTGAGTTGGCAGAGTCTCAAGACCCTAAGGTTCGTGCAGAAAACCGTAAGACTTTCTTGAAGGATATCGGAATGAATAGTGAAGGAGTACCTGATGAAGCTTTGCTATCTGATGACTTCTACAAGAATAGGTACTCTGATATAACCAAGAACATTGAAAAGAGTTTTGGAGAAGGCGACTTCCGTCCTTCTATGGGTAATGACTTGATGTCTGGTTGGGAGCATTACGATGCTATCAACTATCAAGGTAATCCAATGTACGAGGATGTACCTGAAGAACCTGAAAATCCAGGAGGTATTCCTGACCCTAACTTCCCAGAAAGAGGTAAGTATACTAGAATGCCTTATGACACCATGCAGGCTATTCCCGGAGCTTATGGATTAGCCCAAGCACAAGATATATTCCCTTATGCAATTCCTGAGGTTCAGTCTCCTTATATAAAGCCACAGACTTTAAACATTCAAAGTGAGTTGCAAGACATCGACAACATGCAGGCTTCTGCTTTACGTGCAGGTGCTGATCCAAACATGACCTATGCAATGTCCTTGGATGCTAAGAACAAAGCATTCCAAACCAAGCAGAACTATGATGCTGAAGGTCGTTGGAAAGCAGATGCTACTAACTTTGATGCTGAGTTGAAGACTAATGCTATGAACGCTGAACTCTTTAACAAGACCTACAATGATATGTATGCTACTGCTAAGTCTAATCAATCTGAAGCTAAGTTAGCAGCAGTTACTGGTTTGGTAGGTAGTCGTGCTCAATACAATGCAGACGAAAACATGAAGGAGTTCTACCATAACAACTTCATGCCTTCTTACAATTGGGACCCTAAGACAAAGACTTGGTCTGTTGTTAATCCTGGTGATATAGTAGACTACGCAAACAAAAAGCAAAGTACAGGTACTACAGGTACTACTGGAAAAACAACCACTACTGGAACCACAGGGACTACCAGCACTACTGCCAGCACTACTACTACCGGTTCAGCGTCTGCTCAACCTACTACAGCTAAAGGCACACCTATGGTTAGAGGTATTGCAGAACCTTCTGCACCCGGTACGTTCCCCTTTATGTCTACCCCTTCATTTGACGAGGTTGATGGGATGGCTACTGATCCAACACAGAATTTAGGTACTAAGTTCCAAAAGAAAAACGGAGGTCTTCAACATGCCTACTTAAAAGCAGGCGGAAAGATTTACCATTTCACATACCCTAAAAGTTAACTAACTCATGATTTCGCATAATTCCAAAACCTTCAAGTACCCAGACTATATCTCTCCTCTACCATCTGATGAGTACATCAAGTATGCAGAGAAGAAACAGTCAATGTATGATGAAGGCTTAGCCCAAGTTAAACAGACTGTAGATAACTATGCAAGTCTAAGACAGAATATCTTAACTGATGTAGAGAAAGAGTACTACGACAAAGCAATGACCAACCTTGTACAAGGTATCAATAAAAATGCTGGTGTAGACTTCTCATTCAAAGGAAACGTAAATGCTGTTCTTGGCATGGGTAAGACACTCGAAAGAGATAGTAATATCCTAACTGCCATAGGTAACGGTAAAGAAGTTCAGCGTAGACAAGAAGCCTTAGCTAAAGTAGATGGTTCTAAACGATCTGCTGCTAATGATCACCTCTACATGAAGGACGTTCAAGAATACTTGAAGTCAAACAAGCTAGGTCAGAAACTTTCATACGGTAAAACCTATGAAGAGTACTATGACATCAGTAAGGATTGGAAAGACTTCTGGGGTACCATCAAAGGTTCTAACCAAACAGAAGAGATAAACATGCAGTCTAAGTTTGGACCTGCTTACATGGAAAAGGTAACTAAGGAAGGATTTACAAAGTCAGAGATTGCTCAAAAGTTTGAAGCTTATCTTGCTAACAATCCTAAAGCACTTCGTCAATTACAGATTGACGTAGGGTATAACCTAGACAATCTTGGTAAGGAGAATGCTTACACAGGTTACGTACAGAACATGCGTCAGACAGCTGATGCAGCTTCATCTACAGTTAACAATTTGGATAGAGCTATTGGTGAGTTGGAACAATCGTATACAAAGACCAAGTCACCTATCATCAAAGAACAAATAGACCAGTACAAGTCTATGCGTGACTATCAGAATCAGGTAAGGGTTATGGCTATTCAGAAATCAGAAACTCCTTTTGAAGAGTTTGATGTTAATGATTACGCAGGTATCTATAAGTCTGAGTTTATCAGCAACATGTCTAACATGTATGCAGGTCAGAAAGTATCTAGAGACTTAATTAAAAATGAGTACTGGGTACAACAGAAAGAGGATAACCGTATCTTGATGCGCCACAATCTTTCTATGCAGAGAGATAAGGCTAAGTTCCAGATGGAAGTACAAGACCGTTACATCACTACCAAGAAAGACGTTGAGTTGGATGTTCCTCAGATGACCGCTGTTATTAAGAACGTGCCTCATGCTATTAATCAGCTTGACAAGGTAATTGGTAAGGCAGTAAATCAAATGGGTATTCCTAGAAACTCAGGAGCTGCTATGAATATTGAGAGAGCACAGAAGGCCCTTAGACAAGCACAAGGATTAACTGGTGTTGCTCAGTTGAGTAAAATCAAGGAAGCATTTAATTACCTTGGTCCATCTAAAATAAATGCAAGACTAAAACAAGATATTGCTAGTATCTTTGGTCTTACTAACGTGAACACTGCGGCTGAGTATGATGACTTTGTAACACAGGTTAGTCAACAATTGAATACAACAGCTTCAATGCTTTCTGCTGAAGTAGCTAAAGGTAAGAGACCTGGCGTAGAAGGAGACATGGCTCGTTCAAGACAAATCAGTTACAACGATGCATTTGACTACTCTGTTGGTAGCATTGAGAATATGAACTTCATTCTTAATGGGGATGCCTTGACAGGAAGACTTGCTATTGCTTCTCCTGAATCTACTGGCTACAGTAGTGAAGAAACTATACAAGTGCCTAAGTTAGATGCACAAGGAAGACCTGTCATGAGTGAGAAGGGAAAACCTATAATGGTAGACAAGGTAATCAAGACTACCACCAAGGCAAGCAACAAGGTAAACAGACCTGAAAAATACAAAGTGAGTGCTAGTACAGAAAGTGAAGATTAAAGTTAAAAACAATGCCAAACGATCCATATAAAATTATTCCAGGTAAACCACTTAACACACCTGAATTTAGAAAGGCCCAAGACATTATTGATACTGCTGATGCAGGTATTCGTGCAACTAAGTTTGTCGATGCCGTAGATCAGATACAAAAGTTTGAGGCAGATAAAGCTAAGTTAGAGCAGTCAGTTAGTAGTGGTATCACTGATATCTTAGCTACTAAGGCTGCTATTGATGTAGCACCTGCTCCATCTTTTGGTGATTTAATTACTGCTGGTGCTGAATTGGATAACATGGGTGGCTTAGGAGGTACGCCAGAATCTGTTCTTAAGAAGAAAAAAGATCTAGCTGACTTTACTAAGGATCCGGACATTGTTAGAGCTGCAACTATTTACAAGGATAAAATCCAGAATGGTACGCCTAGTGAAATTTACAAAGCAATCAATGATTTGCGTAGTAGTTACAGTGCGGCTAATTACAATCTCAGTAAGGATGATCGTGCTGGGTTTACTAAGTCTTACCAAGACCTAGTAAACTACGGTAAGAGTGTTGCTATGTACAAGTATGCCCAAGACAACGTAAACAAGTGGATGTCTGAGGGTAGCGCACTCCCAAAGAATGTAACACCTAAAGGACTTAAGAGTCAGAAGACTACTGACAAAGAAATCCTAGACATGGTTGCTGGTTTTGATGGATTGAATATTGGTTCTAAACTTTACAACAATGCTGACTTACAGGTATTCCGTAATACCTCTGATCAAGAGTTACGTAGTACTACAGGTAGTCGTGCACTTATAGCTGGGTTAGAGACTCAGTACAATCGTGCTGTATCTGATGTACTCCGTGATAAGAGCGGTGAGTTATCTCAAAAACTTAATGGATTGAACAATGAAATTAAGCGAGCAAGTACAGACGAGCAGAGACAAGCATTAATTAATCAAAGAATACAAGTACAACAAGCTGCTGCTAACATAGAAGGTTTAAGTAAAAAGATGAGTCTTTTTGCTAATGAAGACAACTTTCTTAAAGCAAACTACAAAGACCTTTACGAAGAAAAGCAGAATCTTAAGCGTAGGGAATATTACAAAAACGAAGTAGACCCTAACGAAACTGTAATCTTTGGGGAGAATAGTGACCCAGGCGAGTTCTTCAGTCGTACCGCTGAGATGGTAGGTGCCAACCTTGCTAGAACTTGGTCTGGTTTACAGTCTCTTACAGGTTTTGAGAAGTCTGCTTTCTTTACAGGATTAGCTGCTGATAGATTAGCTCCTTTGAGCTATCGTATGGGTAAGGACTTGAATAAAAATTACCAGATTGATGAGAGTGAATTGACTAGGGATATTAACGGTAATATTGTTACTCATGATATGCCTGTCTACACTGACGCTAGTGGTGAAAGACAATGGAGCGGTGAGGCTATCTTTGAGCAAGTACTACCTATTGTTACAGACATAGCAGTTACTACTTTAGTGAGTAGGGCTACAGGTGGTCTTGCTAGACTCGCACCTATGGGTGCTTTGCGTTGGTCTAACATAGGAAAAACTGTAGGACTAACTGCAGAAGGAATGAATGCTGTAAGACCTTACGTGTCTACTTTTGGTTCTGTTACTGCTAGTACATTCCCCAGATTCTATGCGGAAGAAAGACGTAACTTTAAAGAAGGTGGAGCTGCAGGTACTGCATTCTTAAGGGCTGCTGCAGAAGGTTTGACTGAATCTATTTTACCTGATACAGATTTGTTTTTAGGTTCTAGAGGAAGTGTCGGATTGCTTGACAATGCTTTCAAGCGTGGTGCCGGTTATGTAGGAGGCAAAGTAGATGACCTTACAGGTGGTTCTTTGGGTAGATTAAATACCAAACTTACTGCTCAGACAGATTTAATGTTAAGCATGCTTCCTAAAGGTATGGTAGATCGTAAGGTAATGGCTGCATTGCTTGCTCCTGGTTTACGTAAAACTCTATCTGCAGGTACTCAAGAATCTATAGAAGAAGTAGGTTCTTTGGTTGCTAACTACTTTATTGATAAATATGCTGCCACTCAAAACTTTGAGTACGAGCAAAACAACGAACTTACATGGGGTTCTGTTTGGGAAACCTTTGTTACCTCCCTAGGTCCCTCTGCTATTATTGGTGCAGGAACAGCGTTTGGTCGTCGTAGTATGAAGGAAGCTAAAGACTCTGATGGTAACACTATCCGTAACAGTGATGGTACTATTAAGTATGTAACCGATTGGAGTACAAGTGCTTTGGCACACGAACGAGCAAATACCGCACGTTGGAACGTAGCCAATAACCCTGAAATTTATAAGAAGTTAATCTCGCAGAAAAAAGAATCTGGGGAGTATACTGCAGAAGAAGCAATTAGGCAGACAGCAGTTGTAGAGCGTATGTCTCAGAAGTTAAATGAGATGCTACCTTCTATCAAGAGCATTAAGAACTTGAACACTATGTTGGATGACCCCAACACTATGGTTGAGTACTTCAATGATAAGATGTTTGCAGAAGAGTTGCTTAATGTAAACATAGACGAACTATCTGATGAGGATAGAAAGGCTTATGAGGCCTCTGTAAACAATACGGCTAACAAGTTACAAAAGACTGAGCGTATCATTGACCAGTACTCTAACATGACTGAGATTGAGAAACGTGCTGTTATTAAGAAATTGTATGATGATAAGGTAGCCGAGGCTCAGTCTGATAACAGTACTATAGCAGAATTGCTTACTGCTAGCTTTATGCTAGATCCAACTGATTTGGAAAGACGTAAGAAGGATGAGAGATTCCAATTCATTGCTGACTTGAATGACCGTTATCAAGGTGCTTTAGTAAACACTCTAGCTAGACGTGTTGCTAACTTCAAAGACACTCTTCTGAATAACCCAGAGAATCTTACAGTACGTGAGCTTCTTACTATGGCAGAAGTTTTTGCTCCTGCTCTTGATAAATTAGAGCAAGCAAATATGGAGGTACCATTCTCTCCGCTTGCACAGACACAACAGAATGCAGAGTTAACAAACATTCCAGGACCTCAGCCTTTATTTGCTGCTCCTGAACTTGCTCAGTTAATTCGTAATGAGTTGGCTAATAGATCTACACTTACAGAACTCCAAGCTATTGAACAAGGTGCTATGAACCTTAACATTCCAGATGTTAAGAGAGAGCAAGAGTTCGACATGGCTTTGGCAGAACTTAGTGAGGATGAATTGTCAAAAGGTTTTATTGAAGAAGACGCTCATCCTGAGTGGTCACCTGCAGTACGTGCAGTAATTACTGGTATGTTGGAAGCCCACATGGCTGAAAAAACCAACACTGGTAATGAGACTAGCCTAGAGAAAAAAAGAAAAGCAACTCTTACTAACTTCTATGGAGTAACTTTAAAGGAAACTGATCCGTCTGCTAAGATTGCTCAGATAAACAAAGCAATAAGAGAAAAGGCTGCGTTGACTCCTGCTCGCCAAGACTTTGGTGGCCGTAGACAACCTGCTCCAGTGCCTCAAAGAGATGATAACTTCCGAGGTTTGGCTGCTGTAAACCCAATAGTATTTGATGAGTTCACAGGATACCGTAATAGCTTTGAAGCAATTATTAGGAATACTGACCTAGACGAGTCTACTATAAAAGAAGAGACGGCAGCATTCTCAGTGGCAGTTGTACAGGTATTGTCTGGCTTAACTACTTTTGAGGATTTGTATAGTGCCTTGTCTGGACTTTACCCTTCTGCAAACTTGGCGTTTAGTAAGTTCTTCCAAGAAGCAGCTGAAGGTAACTTCGATGTATCTACTATAGATGGTTTAGGTTTATCGCCTTCAATGGTTAGTAGAATTTTCTACTTAGCAAAAGTTGCTACTGTTGCATTGACTCCATACCAGAAGGTTGAAAATTACATACAGTCTTTCTACGCAATTGAAAGCATTGAGGAACTAGAAGCATTTGACAATGCTGTACACCCTGAAGATCCAGACAGACGCTTAATCAACAATAAGATGGTTAGAGCCAAGCGTAAGGAGATTCAGACTCGCTTGTCATTTGACATGAAGAAGAATCAAGGGTTTACTTCCACAAAAGTAGGGAATAAGACATACTTGTTTCAGATTATTCCTCAGCCTAACAACAAGAAAGAACTGCGTATTGTAGACCCTAACACAGGTAAGTCCCTTAAACGTGGTAAGGTAGTAGATACAATCGTTAGTCAGTTGATTACTTCTGGCCAGTTGTTTGATTCGCATGACTTTAGGTATGCCATGACTGAATCTGAGAGCATCCGGTATGTCACTGAAGATGCTCAAATTGATTTCTTGATTGACCAGTTCTTAGGTCAGATAGGTGGAGTGTATTTGAACAAAGCCTCTTTAGATATGCTAGCATCTGCAGATAGACCTACTGCGTTTAACTTCTCTCCTTACACATCTAATAAGAGAAAAGATGGTGGTATGTCGGTTATGTCTTTGGAAGATTTAGCTAGCAATGCAGAACTTTTGGATTCAGCAGGATTGACTATTGATGACATTGTTGATTTCTTGCAACGTCATAAAACTCAGAAATATGTATCAAGAGTAGGAAAAGCTGTTGCTGATAGAATAATTAAGAATGAAGTTATTGATGGCTTCGGTGTATCTATTAGTGATGATGTGGTACGTCAGTTAGTTTCTGCATACACATCTCGCTTTACAGTAGACCCTGTATCTAATGCAACTATTGACTTGAACAACTTACCTTTTGAGTTACGCAATGATCTAGTAGAAGTGATGCGTGAGCGTAACAGAGGTACTATGTTTGAAGAACTTATTCCTTCTACTGACTCAGCGCTTAACTTCTATGACCCAATCATGCTTGGAATGATTGGAGATGTACTTGATACTCCAGCATTTAGAAATACTTTAGACCCACAATACTTACAATATTTAGATGAATTTTATGAAGACGCAACCAACACAATCTACCCCCTCAACACCTACGAAGACATTAGCGGACTTTTTTCGGAGGAAACTACTGATGTCAGCACAGACCAAGAAATAGAGAATCCCTACGATGAGGTTATAGATGCTGCTCAAAAAACCTTCCAGGTACAAGTAGACAATGACTATCAGATTAGTTTATCAATAATTGATACTGATATATTTGACGAGTCTTTACTAGGTGACCCTGCAGTAAGTTTTGCTTACCGAGTTCTTCACCAATACCGTGAGACTGGTATGGTCGGACAAGACTACAATGTGTTGGTAGGTTCTATGATGGACATCTACAAACTAGTCTTAAATGCCGAAGATTATCAGTACCTAGTTAATGTTAAGAACAGTCCTAAAGGTACTCCTGTAGACGGTGCTAGAATCAGACAGATTCTTAGTACTGAAGGACTCCCTATGCATAACAAAGGATTCTTTAACTACATTATCACAAATCCTTCAACAATTGGTAGCGGCCTAGGTTCTGTATTTGTAGACAGCGATAAACAGATTCTTAAGTTTAACCAAGCAGGTGTAGTATCTAGTGAAGGTTCTCCTTTGATTAGTACTTTGAAGAAGAAGACTCCTGCAGAATTAGCTCTTAGAGAAAAGATTACTAGTTCTCCTGGACAGATACTATTTACTAAAGTAGTAGGGCTTAGGTCAGGTAAAGAAGCAGTAGTAGATGCAAGTAAAACTGTAGGTACTATTGTTTTGAACACAGATGAAAGTAATCGTGTTATTACTAGTGCTTTCGGTGAGTACACTTTGTTCAAAGGAGGCGTATACATTCAAAACAATGACTCTGTCTATCCATTCCAAGCGGTGATTTTGCCTAGTGCTCCTGATGGATTTGTATCTGCCTTAGTAGATGCATTTAACAACGGAACATTACCTGCTGGTTTGCCTACTGAATTATCTGAAAACCCTAAAGCATTTGTAGAGTATGTTAACGCTTTACTTTATCTGTCTCCTAAGAATAACGGAGGTTTGATTCTAGGTACTAACTCTAAAGGTAAGATCACATACAAAGCTAAAAACAAAGCAGGTAAGTACCAGCACATTACAGGTAAACCAGAGGTTCAAGCAAAACGAGTAGCAGAAGCTTTTACTAACATCCGCTACAACGTAAATAAGGATAACCTAGACTTAAATGGTCCATTCTCTTTGATCAAGATGCTGGGAAACCAGTTGGCTGTAATACCTTTTAACACTTACGAAGGTATGCTTAAGAGCGATGAGTTTGGTGCCAAAGTTAGTACAACCGTAAACCAAACCTTTGCTTTAGATAGTGAGTACACTATCCATACAGAAGACACACTTCTTCCAGAACAAGCAGGTGTTGAGGTAACTGTGCATCCAACTGCAGATACTGTCTCTACTCAACCTACAGATGCTGTAGCTGATATAGAAAGAAGAAGACAAGAAGAGTTAGCAGAATTTGATGTTTTTGTAAAACGAGAAGATGGTAGACGACAAAAACCTCTTAGTAAAGATTTTATAGAAGATACAATTTCTAAAGTAAATGCTAAGTATGATGCCGAACTAGCTGCTTTAAGTGACGTCGACGATTTGGATGATGACATCGACTACGACTCTATCTTTGGTGATATTGCACCTGATGATGTACTAGAGCGTTCTTTACTTTTACAGAACACTATCTCTGAGCAAGAGAACAATGCTGCTCAAGTTTGGGTAGAGAACAGCCCTATCTTCAAAGGCACTAGATTTATCTTTGACAAGACCATAGCACACCCCACTGCTTATGCAGTTTGGTCTAAGGCTGGTGTGTTCTTGTTTGAAGGAGCAAACTATGCAGAAGGTTATCACGAAGCATGGCATGAATTCTCTCAGTACTACTTGACTAAAGAACAGAAAGATTCTTTGTATGCACAGGCTAGAAAAATCTACGGAGACTTAAGTCTAGTAGAACTTGAAGAAAAACTTGCAGAAGACTTCAGACAATTTGCTTTATCTAACGGTAAAGTATTCCCTGAAGGAATCAAAGCCAACAAAGAAGCTAAGAGTGTGTTCCAGAAAATCTGGGACTTCATTACCAACTTTGTTTCTGACAAGAAGACAGTTGATTTCTACTTTGGTCAGTTGTACAAAGGTCAAATCAGTAGTTACACTCGTAACGAAGACCAAGCCTACTTCAAGGAACTTAACAGTAGCAAACTTGTAGTTAACCTTGCTGACGGAACTAAGAAAGCCTTTAGCTTTAAAGAGGGTGATGAGATTCTAAATCAGTTTGACTCTCTCTTCGTTAGCATGGCTAACCGTTTGGTTTCTCAACTTAATGGTTCTGTGGTTAACGTACTTGACAATAAAGCTTACATAGTTCGTACTTATAAAGCAGTAGATGGTGCTTTACAATTAGCCCAGGCTAAATACAATCAATTGGTTGCAGAAAATCCAACACCACTACGAGTTGCTCGTAAAGAGTACCTTGATATGTTGGTAGGTAATCGTCAGACATTGTTCTTGTTCCACAAGACAGCTTCTACTTTGTTCTCAGATAAAGTTAAGCAAGCACTTAACGAAGAGGTGGTAGATGCTACGTTGATGGATGACATGCCTGCATTTGGTCAGTTTGAGAGTGCAGTTAACGAGCAGTCTCAAAAACTTAAGGCAGCCCCATTGATTATCACCGCTATCAAGAGTTTGCCTCAATATAAAAACAACCTCCCTGTAAAGGACAAGGTGTTTGGGGTGAACAAGATTGGTGACTTTGATACTAACTGGAACATCTTACAGAGAACTTTATCTGGTACTAACAGTTACGCAGATATGTATAGAAGGATTCAAGACTTGACTACTCGTTATGGTCAGTTCCGACAACTCCTTTCTTACCTGCCTAAACCCTCTGAGACTGATGTAAAGCAGAGTACGCTAAACTTTAAGAACGCTTTCTTCAATACCTTCTCTATGCCATACATAGATGGGTATACAAATGAAATCACAACCACTACTGAAAAGGATGGTCAAACTAAAGTAACCCACGCTATCTACAAAGCACAGTCACTAGACTCTAAAAACTTGCGTCGTGCCTGGGATAACGATTTTTATGTTACTGATGGATTCTATAAGAGTATTGATGGAGAGACTGGTAGTTACTATCTGAACGCAGATAAATACTTTGAGGATTACCCAACTGTACCGGATGAGCCTATCTTCACCTCAGAAGAGGATAAACTCAACTACCAAGAGTCTCTGTATGCTATGCTTACTCCACTAGGATTTAACTTTAGTGAGTTTGGTAAGGAGGCTTTGTTTACTATGCCCGTTAAGGATTTCCGTAGACAAGTAGAACGTATCCATAAAAAGATCATTTCTCTAAGTGAAACACAGCGATACATCTTTACTCCTTTAACTAGTATTTCTTCTGAGCACATTAACTCTGAGGACGAAGTTGTTTTCTCTGAGCAAACTGCTTTACTTGAACTTATTCAGTTCGAGGTACAAGCTAACGTAGAGTATGTGAACGACATGCAATACAATGCTTTGGGTAAGAAAGTATGGTCTGTAAATCCACATACTTACATGACAAGAGTTCTTTCTATTATGAATGACTCTACCCTGTATCCTACCTTGGACGATGTATACAGAGAGTTGCCTCAGTTAGATCCTGCTAAGAACCCTGCTGCTTCTTTCTCTGCTGTAATTAAGTACATGTTTACACCAGCCGGTAACAGAAGACTGAATCCTGATAACTCTACTAGAACTCTTGATATTGCTAACTTGTTGGGTGTTAAAGAAGGTTTTGATGGAGAGAAGACCATTGATGTTGTAACCCCTGTAAAACATTACACAGATGTTATGGGCTTACTAGCTTCTGGTGTTGAAGAGGTTAACCGTTTCTCAGGTAAGAGCACTACACGTGGTTTGGTACTTGATGACAGATTCCGCTATGAGTTAGGGATGAAGTCTGCTTTTACCTACAACAATAGTTTGGTGATTCCCGATGCAGTATTTGCGAATAGTATTTTGCCAATACTCTTTGGTGAGATTTACACAACCCTAAACCCTTCTAGTAAGTTCCGAGTATCTGTAATGGAGAATGAAACTACTCCTATCTTATCTTATTTTCAGCAGATTCTTGAGCCAGCTGTTCGTGCCCAGTTGTTTGCTAGCTTTAAGGAAGAGTCTAACCTAGCTAACTATACTCTAGTATATGACAAGTTACCTACTGACTTGAAAAATAAAGTAATCAAACAATTCAGTGCGTATATCTACGACAACATTCAGGCAAGTAATGCTTTCTTCCAGGGTGTTTATTCTGTTCCTTTTGAAGACTTGGCAAAGTACCATGTACTAAGCTTTATCTCTCGTGTAGAACAACACAAATTATTCTATGGCCATCCTTACTACTACAAGAATGATAAAGAGATTGAAAAGCGTATCAGTGCTTGGAATGCTTACGGTAGTTATGCAGTAATAGATCAACAAAACTTAGAGTCTGTTAAGGACGCATACACACAACGTGATGCTTTCTTACATCATAACTCAAAGAGCAATGCCCCTGTGGATGTTGCTACTGGTATGAGCAGAGACTTATCTAAGATTTCTTACATAGTCCTCAAGGATACCGCTGTGTCTTCTGATACGGCTAACAACAGTGATGCTTACAACAAAGTAGGCGGCACTAAGAACGGTAAGAAAGTTACCTTAAAACAGTACTACAATGATAAGGATTCTAAGCGTCATGATGCAGCTGCGTTCTGTACCATGGACTTCTACAAACGCTTCTACAAGTTGTCTACAGGTGTTAGCGAGGCAATGCGTAAAGAGTTTGATAGACAGGATAGAATCTATGCTCTACTTCTTCAGAAACAATCTGGTGTAGATAATCAAGAAGAGTTAGATAAAGTATTGAACGAAGGTCCTTACTATGCATTTAACATTAAGAAACTTCAGTATGCAGGTCACGCAGCCATAGAATCAGGTGAAAGTATTCCTGTATTCCACAAGTACTCTGTTAAGCCTATCCTACCTTCTGAATTAGTTACTAGTCCAGAGTTGGCTCAGATACTTGCTAAAATGCATGCATCAGGTGCTGACTACGCTGTGGTTTCTTCAGGTACTAAGATTGCCGAGACTATTGAGCCAGTTAACTTGTTTAATGAGGATGGTAGTGTAGATACTAATTTTGTTCCTACAGGTTCTATCGACATGAGATACCTTAAAGAACAGGTGTTGGTAGAGAACAAGGAAACCTTCATGAGTATTTTTAGTACTCAGTTCAGAAAACTTGCTTACAAAGATTCTGAGAAGAGCGAACTCTACGAGGCTTATAGAAAGTACATCGATGAGTTGGTATCTCTAGATAAGATTAGTTTTGTTTCTAAACTAGAAGACCAAGAAAAACTTGTAGAATACTTGCTAAAGGAACTTTCTAAGAAGAACGTAGCTGAAGCAACTAAAGACTTAATTAAACTTAAAGAGAACGGTGAACTCCAGCATACACTTGATGCTATGATTGACCGTACTGTTATGGAGAGTGCTATTGTAGCCTCTGTAACGAACGATATCTTAAAACAAAAAGTACCAGGTGCTCAACGAGTTCAGTACCCTGCGTCATTGATTAGGCCCGGAAGAAAGCTTGGTTACTACGACCTAGTTACAAATGCTGAGAACAAGAAAGTAATCAAGCAAGCCGAAGCCATGATTTCTTTCTCAAAGGGTTACTATCCTTTGTTAAATTTAATGTACAACGGACAGACTATCGGTGAGTTTGATGCAAAAGGTAAGCCAGTAAACATGTCTAGTGCCGTAAGAAGACTTAACGAAGCATTGACTAATCCTATTTTCGTAGAAGCCAATTCAGCTATCCTAGATAAAGCTTTGACCATTGCAGCGATTCGTGTACCTGGTCAAGATTACAACTCTATGGAAAGCTTCCGTGTTGTTGAGTTCTTACCCGAAGAGTCAGGAGAAATCATCTTGGTACCTGATGAAATGGTTATCAAGTCTGGTTCGGATTATGATATTGATAAGTTGTTCTGCTATGACCCATTCATTGAGTTGGACGGTAGTGTGTTGACTAATAACATTACACCACAACAAGCCTTTGAAGCAAGAGAAGCAGCTAAGCAAGAACTAGAAGCTATTAGAGAAACTAAGAAATCTCTATCTAAAGGTATCAATGCTATTCGTAAGCGTATCCAAGAGGTAGTGACTATCGCAGGATTCGATGCAAGCAACACAAGGCTTAAAGACCTGTACAAAATGTACACAGACTTTAATGCTGAGCAAGAGGAAGAAGACAGACCTATTAGTCAAGAAGATGTAGCTAGGCTTGCTAACTTCTTTAAGGAACCCTACGAGACTAAAAAGAAGAAAGCTACCACAGAGATTAAAAAGATTCTAACTGCTCTTAGAACAGCTAATAACGAAGGTCTGAGTGATTCTTTGTTTGCTTTGAATGAAGAGTTGTCTGCTTTATTGGAGCGTGAGAGATTCCTAACTCACGAGGTTAAGGCTATCCGTGGTCGTTTCTCAAACAACTTACTCTTTAACTTGGCAGAACGTTTGACTGATGAATCATTGTTTACTTTGTTACTTCGTCCTAACAGTTCAGATACTGTGACTGAGATGGCAAAGTTGTTTGGTGAGTCTAACAAGTACACTACGGCTTCTTACACAAACATTGTTAATCCTTTGTACCAATTATATGTGCATCAGTTGAATGCATTCAAAAAGTCTTTGGGTGTTGATGCAAAATCTAACGTATTGCATGCAATCCTCCAAAAGGCTGGCTTGGTTGTAATTGATAAACAAGCTGTAGAAGATTATCCTCTAGATGCTAATGGTAAGTCAACAGGTTTTCTCGATTTCAGTTCTAATTTTGACGTAGAGTACAATAAAACTAAAGGCAAGAAAGGAACTCGTATCGGAGACATCAGTGGTCAGTTGATTACTGCTCACGTAGATATCGAACGAGACGATAACATTGCTAAGATTTTCCTTAACAATAAACTTACTCCGACTGCTAACTATATGAACATGCTTGGCAGCAGGTTTGAGGATATCGTAAAGATGATCAACCTATCTTACAAGAACGTTGATGGTGTTAAGAAGGATTCTTCGATCATCCGATACGCAAGAGGTAGTGCTAAGTACTTATCTAAACGTGACTTTGTACAAGCTATTCTAAATGAAAAACTAGATAAAGCTTTTGCTTGGTCTAAGAAAACAGGAGAGCCTCTTCCAGAGTATGCTCAGTTCTTAAATGCTTCTTTGAATCAGTTTGGTACTGAGATTATGGTAAATGCCCTTAAGAAGAGACTGAATGCTTATCGTATCAGTAACCCTGACGCATTGCTCAGCGATCAGACTGAGATGGGTGACTTGCTTCGTTTTGTAGGATGGATTGCAACTGAAGAACAGCAAGATAAACTATTCATACTTTCATCTAATACAGACTTCGATACCTTTACTCCTCAGAACTTTGAGTCGTTCCGTAAAGGTGGTCAAGAATTGGCTGATTTGATGAAGTCTAACTTCTTTAATAAAAAGGGTGTTCAGAATGTAATTTTTGAATCTGTAGTATCGCCTTTCCAACTTCAACAAGACATCTTTGATAAGTTGGAAACTATATTCCCAGTATCTGCAAACAAAACATTAACTAGTCTTATCATCAGACTTCACAGAAGTATGAAGGCTCTTAACTACAGGTTGGATTATGATACCTTCTCAAGAGTATTTAAGAATGACTTGCTATACTCTTTGTTCAGAAACAACGTACCTCAAGTAGCCGAGTACGAGAAACTTCTAGATAAGCGTAACCTCGGTCACATCAGTACCTTGTACAACAACCTTAAGGTTAGATTGGGACAAAGAGGTATTCAGTCTGATAACTTAATCTTTGACGGGGTAGTGTTTACTACCAATGAAGATAGTCAGTTTATCAGGGCCGGTTATGTGCAATCAGAGATTGACTACTCAGTAGATATGCTTCGTGAAGACTTCAGTAATGGATTCAACTGGTCTCATCCTAGCCTAGACCCGACTAACGAGGATGACCAAAGATTGATTCAAGATATGCAATCGTTCTTCAAGGCTTATGCTTATGCAGGTATCATCGGTACCAACTTGAACAAACGCTATGATTCATACTTGCCTTTGATTCCTGAACAGGTTTACACGTTGCCGATGTCTTCTATCATTTCAGAGTTTACTGTTGGCTTGGCTGAAAACATCAAAACCATTACAGATGCTTTGGTTGCAGACTATAACGCCAAAGAGAACAAGGAACTATCTGATGTTCTTAAGGAAACTATGACGACCACTAGCGAAGAACGTGGTACTGTTATCAATAACGTATTGTCTGAACAGATGGATACCTTGCTAGATTCTTTGGGAGATTCACACATAGCTAAGTTTGTTCGTAGGTTCAAGGAAGTACATCCAGAGTTTAGCCGTACTAAAGACCCTAACATTGACTTGTTCTACTTTAAGGACTACGACTTGACTAGAGAGTCTATCACCCCTAGCAGTAAGGTACTTCAGTCTAGCTTGACTACCCGTAACGATAATCCAAACCGTGAGTATACGCCTAAAGAAGTACTAGAACTTCAGCCTAATGAAGTTTTTGTATTCGGTGCTAACACACTCGGCCACCACGGATCAGGCTCTGCCGGTTATGCTCAATACAAAAACGGTAAGGCTAACTACAATGTACTAGAACCAGGAACCAAAGGCTACTGGTCTGAGTACGGAGTTACTGACCGTATTATGCAAGGTACGAACGGTATGTCTTACGGAGTTGTTACGAAGTTCGCATCAATGAAGAACGGTAAACTTAAGATAGGTGCTAAGAATAGTATTCCTTTGAGTGCTGTGGAGGAGTCAGTAGTAGGTATGTTAAAGACTGCTGCCGACAATCCTAACTTGAAGTTCTTGGTTACTGCTATCGGAGTTAAGCAGGCTGGTTGGAACACTCCTCAGATACGTTCAATCTTTGCTAAGCACAATGCTATCATACCTGACAACGTAATTCTTCCTAAGATTTTTGAAGTTAGAGACAGTATTGTTCCTACTACAACCACCGATGAATCTGGTAACATTGTACCGCTTGTGCCTGAGAACTTCGAAGCAATCAAAAGAGATGCTATCAAGGATACTTTCCAAGAGTTAGCAGACATCAGTAATAACCATGAAAACTTCTGTGGCGGGGCTTAATTGATTGTGTAATTTTATTATTAAACTATATTTGTAAAGATGATTTGTCCTAATTTAAATGATCCAGAGGTAAAAGCTAAGTTTGATCAACTGCTTAGTGTAGTACCTGAATATGCTTATTACCTCTGGGATAAGTATGAGGGAGAAGTTCCTGCTAAATACTACAACCTAAGTACAGTAGCCCCTGGACTAGGAACATCCGTTACTACTGTTGAGAATGCTATTAAAAGTAACCTACCAAAAGAAATTAGTAATGCTGTTAGTGTAGTGGACCTTGTTCCCTTAGATATACTTGGTAGAGAGGATCTATTCCTTTCTATGAAGGAGATCCTGAACGAGAATGGAATTACAGATGAACTTTTAATTAACTGGGCTGGTAAGAACAAAGCAGTAATTGGAAATATAAAAAAGTTTAGGTCTACAGAACAACTTGAGAAAGTAGTTGATACTATATATAACAACAAAGCTAAGGTAGAGAACCACGTTGAACTTAAGTCAAATGAGTTAGCTTTAAATAGTTTTAAAAAGTGGGTAGAAGCCTTAGAGAAGTACCCAGTACCTTTTAGAGACTTAATGTTAACTCACGCTATTAAGTACTTGAATCCACAAAGAAGGTCTAAGTATGTTTTACAGTTAAGCAAGGTAGCACTTCAGAAAGCGTATGGCATAGTTGTAAACAAACCTCACGAAGCTAATAGGATAGGTAAACTATATGATGAAGAGGTTCTAGCTACTTTATCAGATTCTGTAGATCATGAACCTTCTGCTAGTGGTAAGGGATATTGGGTGCATGTGCCTAGAACAGCTAAAACTGATGAAAAATTATCAGATAGAGAACAATACAAAACAAATGTAGAAACTCTTAGAAAACTGTCTCCCTCTACTTGGTGTACTTCTGGTTCTATGACAGAATATTACGTACAAAACTATGATAATTACTTACTGATTGTAGATGGTATTACTGTTGCAGGGATTGAGGTAGGAATAAATAACACAAGCTCTAGACAATTACATGGTACTAAAGTATTTTATCTTTTTAAATCTGATGGTTATTTAAAAGATGGGTATGCTATTTATTCTGATAGAAAAGAAGAACTTGATGATAAAAATTTATTAACTTCTGAAACAACTAAAAACCCAAGTGGAGTAGAATTTACTTATATAAACCTAAAGGAAGAAGATAAAGAAAAAAGACCAGTAAAAGAAGTTACATCAAGAGCTAACAATGGGGTAGCACCAATAGATCATTTAGATGATATAATAGCATTTTTTGAAAAGCATAACTTAGACTTAAACAATAATTCTGTTAAAAGAGCTCAACAATTAAAGTCTGAAGGAAAAGTAGATTCTGAGTATAAAGAAGAATTTCAAGGTTATATAGATCCATTTGACTACGAAGGACAGCCAGATTTTTATGATCCAGATTATGATTTTGATGTAGACCAGTACGAAGAATTAAGAGCAGAGGAGAGAAATAGAAGGCAATTAATTGCAGCACAATTGATTTCTGTAGAAGAAACTCTAGACAATCTTGAATTACTAGCATTACAAAACGAGAACAATGTTTTTCAGCAAATTCCCCAAGAACTTAGAGATGACGAAACTGTAGCAAGAAGGGCAGTTCTTTTAGACCCCCATAACATAAGACACATAAGTACTAACGTTCCTTTTTACAGAGAACTTGCAACTGAGGTTGTTACTAATACTCCTTATATCTGGAGTTACCTACCAGAAGAAGGTAGAAATATACCTGGATTAGAGGAAATATACCGACAGTATAATCTAGAAGATGACCTTCCTTTCTCTAAAACTAGTTCAAAACAAATACAAGGGTACTATGATCCTAAGAATGATAAAGTCGTAGTAGTAGCATCTAATGTATCTCCAGAAGAAGCCCCTAAGGTTGCTATTCACGAAGTAGCCCACAGAGGTATGCTTAGGATGGCTAAAGAGTTGAAAGGAACGAAGGAACTTTATCAAGTATTGTTTAACTCTGAGAAGGAGTTAATGAAAAAACTTCCTGAGTTACTTAAGAGAACTGGACATACAAACATAGAAAGTTTGTTACAAGACTATGGATTTAGTACAGAGTCAGAAGAAGGTAAAGCAAAACTCCTAATGGAGTTGGCAGCAAGATGGGCAGAGACTTTAGTAGATAAACCTAAACCTACTTGGTGGAAACAATTCTTGTCAGGTATTCAACAGTGGGTAAAAAACTTTACAGGTAAGACCTTAAATGAGGCTGAAGTAAACGAGTTGGTAGGTGGATTTGTTAGATATGGTACTGCACCTGTATCTAACGTCATGTATAGTAAGGCTACTCTAGATGACATTAAGAATCATTACTTAAGACTAGAGGTAAATTTAAAGCTTGCACAGGACCTACTGAAAAACCCTGAGTACGTTAGTCTAGATAGCTACAGTAAGAAGATTGCCTACATATCTAACAAAGTATGGCAGTCTGAAACTCAGAAGATTAAAGACAGGCCTTCTGTGACCTTGATTGGTAATAGAATCTACCACACTAGTACCGAGTACGTAAAGCCACACCAGATTCTTGGCTATGCTGATACTACCGCTTTAAAGATTAACAGTAAATACATCATCAACGGAGGCAAGAAGATCGCTTGGGCAAGGTACGATGACTCTGGAGTATACGTAGAGATTGACCCTCGATACAACTTTGCTGCTGATATAGTTGACCTAGTAGAAACCGTAGAAGAGGAAGAGATACGTGCTGAGATTGAAATGATGGGTTTGCAGGAAGCATTAGATGCTGAGAAGCATGCATTGATGGAGAAGTTAATCCAGTCAAATGAATTGTTAATTGACGGAGAAGTATTGCCGCTAAGTAATGTTATGTTCCAAAAGACCATGGAGTTATCTAATGTTCTTAAGAGAGGTAACGTACGTAAGTTTGGGCAAATCTTTGACAAGTTGGTAGCTAAGTTCCCAGGTGTAACCTGGGCATGGGATACTAGTATTGATGGTGCTGCTCGTGTAGATCTAGCAACCGGACAGATACTTGTTAATCCTTACTTGGTAAAAGAAGATACTGCTTGGCATGAGTTCTCACACTTTATTATCAGAGGTCTAAGGACTTCTAATCCAGAAGCGTTTAGTAAACTTGTCGCTCAAGTAGAAAAATTGCATGCAGAGAATCCTACAGGATCATCTCAAGCTTATGTAGAGGCTAACTACCCTGAGTTAAAAGGTACTGCAGAGTTCTGGGAGGAAGTAATTGCTACTGAGGTTGGTTCCCAAGCAACCGAGTACACTCCAAAGACAGGTCTTTACAATACCATTGTACAGTTCTTTACAGATATCTTAACTGATTTAGGATTTGTAACTCCTAAGTTTGATACATTGGGAGACATCGTAACAGCGTTATATAATCCTAACTTTGAGTTTGAGTTCTACCCAACTAACTCTGAAGTATCCGATTACATGTTCAGTAGGGTTATGCCTAAGGATATAGATGCGTTCACTGAGCATTTGATGCGTGACCCAAATAATCCAGATGACTTTAGTCCTGCCATTAAGCAGATTCAGTTAATATCTGATGCAATCACTGACCAAGAGTTTGCACGTTTGATGGACACCAACAAGTACTTTACTAGTGAAGAGATTAGAAAGTCAACTTCTCTAAGACAAGCAGGTGCCGTATTCGAGTCTTCTAAAGGTCGGATAAAGGCCATGGCTACCAAAGAGGATGTAGCAGAGGCTGTACTAGATTTGGCAAACTACATGCAGTACATGTCAATCTACTTTCAAGGATTGATTGACCACTTGCAGACACTTAGCCAAGACCCTAACATACCTCCTGGAAAAAAGCTAGGCGATATTCACAGGGCTTTCAAACAAGCATTAGTTGTACAGAGACACATAGAAGAAATCACTGGAGATAGATTTAACAATCAAGGAGCGTTAGCTAGAAGTGTATTCAAGCCTAACACAGTTTCATCTATCGTACAGTTGGCTCAGACTTCTGCTAAGCAAGAGGTAAACACTAATCCTTTCTTGAAGAACTTGTTCTGGTTGAAACAGTCGCTTAACTCTATTGTTGAGAAGCACAACCAATACATTCAAGAGCCTATTCTAGATGAACTTTCTGAGTACTACGAAGAGGCTACCAAAGGATTGATTGAAACTATTAACCAAGACATTCAACAACTAGATTCTCAGTTGTCTAAGAAGTCTTTTGATGTAGTAGGTCAAGCTAATAAAAACAATGCAGACCGTACTTACCGAAACCGTGTTGTACGTGCTATCAGTAAGGTGGGTAACGGGGTAGATTCTAAATTTGTAGTAACCTATACAGACGGAGCTATTCAAGAGTTTACAAACTTTAGGCAGTTTAAGCTGTCATTTGAGTTGCCTGTATCTGTAGGTAATATCTTAAATAGAATCCAAGACAGTAAAGACGACTACACCAATAAGCTTCCTACACGAGAGAACTTGTCTAAGTTACTTATGGATACTAATAGTGAGTTGTTTGCTGCGTTTGACACAGCCACTACCACTAAGAACCCAGGAATACAACTTGTAGCCAGTTACTTGAAAGGCATGGATATCTCGCATAGAGGTTCTTTGACTACCCTACGTAGTGAGATGGAGAACTTAATGCAAGATATCATCGCTGAGGAGGGTGCACAGTTTGGCGGATCTATCGTAGACGTTAAGAGTTTCTACAAGCCTTACTACAGGGAGACTTTCTTGTACGAGGTAGTTGATGGAGTACTTAACAAAGACAAGCGTATCTTAGTTTTAAATACTGCTACCAAGACAGTAGAGATGCGTAACTACATGACTGAGCAGAACTACAACATTCAACATGGTATGGATGATGTGGCTGACTTAGACCCGACTGACATGAGTGCCGAGGCAGTTGCTAGGCGCAGTGCTGCGGAACAGAAAGTACAGGAGGCAATTGAGAACCTTGAGAAGTTCAAAGAACAGTATACTGAACGTCCGTTCACTGATAAATACTATGAGATTCAAGCCAAGCTACCTGTAGAGATTCGTAACAAGCGTAACAGCATCTACCAAGAGATGGCTGCTGTTAGAGAAGCTTTCGTAGGTGGTGAGATTACAGAAGAAGCGTTTGAATTACTCCGCTTAAACCAAGCAGAGTTGGATGACATGGAATCTCTTTACGATTCTTTAGGTAATCTTAAACAGGGAGAAGCCTATGATGTAGCAAAAGCAATCATCGATTGGAAGACTGCTAAGTCAAATACCGAGATTCCTCAGTTGGATGCCAATGGTATGCCGTTGCTGGATGCCAAAGGTCAGCCTATCGTGAAGATAGTACCAACTACTGTTTATCCTAAACTATCCGATGAGACCTTAAACGTATTCACCAGGACACTTTCTTCACGTAAACAGAAGTTACAGTCAGCTATTGCTGCTGCTGAGAGTCAATACAAGGCTGCACAGAATGATTCTGCTAGACAGTTGGCTCTTAGATTAAAACAAGATGCTTACGATGAGTATAATCGTTGGGCTTCTATCTACACACGTACTACTTACTCTCAGGCTTTCTATGACGAGCGTGCTTTAATTACTAGTGAGATTCAACAGTTGTTGGGTGACAGAGGTGATAACCTAACTGAGTTGTATGAGAATCTATTTAACTTGCTTAAGGGTAAGAAAGATAGAAATGGTGAGTACATGCCTAACGAAGTTAGTGATGGTCAACGTCAGACTGCTAAAGAACTAGAAGAACGTATCGAGGAGATTAAAGGTCTTACTCGTCAGAACTCTCCCTTAGATAAAGACACTAAGGAAAAGTTAGTAGTACTTGTCCAAAAACTTCAAGACTTACAGAGTAACGTTAACTCAAAAGCCTACGAGAAAACTGTAGAGGACATCAAAGCAAGTTTGCGTACTCAGATAGCTACAGCTAATCCTACATTAGATAGTTCTTCTATTGAGAGACTTGTAAGCCAGGCATTTAAACAGTCTGCTTGGTACGCAGATAACCACATTAAAAAAGTAAGATACGATTCTCAGAGAGAGGAAACTGTTCTTGTAGAGGAGCCTATCTTTATGTGGAGAGTAACTAGGCCTAATGATGAGTCTTATATTGAGGAAGAAGCTCCTTCATTCCTGTGGTTTAGTCCTAAAGTAAGTACAGAGTTTCAGAACCCTAACCACGTGTTGGGAGAAACTACCTTCAAGGAGACTACCTCAGGTCCTTACTATAACGCTAACTATGATAGTTTAAGAAGCAATCAGAAAGTTCTGCTTGGTCGTATGCGTGATGCACTGAACGGTGCACAGTCTGAACTTTACAAAAAGGATAAGTTAGGTGATATTATCCCCGGAATCTATAAGACAGGAGGTGAATTATTCATTGACTTGATTACAGGTAGATCTAATCCGTTAAAACGTTGGTGGAATCAACAAAAGGAATGGTTGTTAGGTGAAACACGTCAGGCATTGGGTGATGAGGATGAAACTTTTGGTATTGCAGAACAAACAGATGCTTTTGGAGAACCTATTACTAGAGAGTCTCGTAAGTTATTCGTAAGATATAGCCGTCCTATGGCTGCAGAAGAACAGTCTTATGATATTATGACTGCCATTGCTTCTTACTCAGCATCTGCTGCTAGGTTTAGAACTCATCGTAAGTACCAATCTACTATTCTGGCAATGGAAGAATTGCTTAGTGGTAGAAAGGCACCTGCTTCTTTGTTAAATAAACAGGGTTCTTCAAGCAATAAAGTAATTGGTGATTTGATTGACCGTCAGTTGTATGGTAAAGGAGTAAATAATCCTAAGAACGTTTTTGCTAAAGTAGCCAATGGTATTCTACATGGTGCAGGTAGACTTGCCGGTGCTAAGAGTTTGGGTTTTAACGCCATCTCTTTGTTCCCTAACTACTTTAACGGTTACAAGAACAACTTGGCAGACCGTAGATTCTATGACTTGAGTTACAGCGATTACTTGGCTGCCTACAAAGAGACTATGGGATTGTCTTTAGACTTTATCACTGGTCATGCTCAGACAGGTAATAAGCCTCTACGTATGCAGATCATTGATTTCTTTGGGGGAACTCAATCTAACTACGAGCAAGAGTTTAAGGAGTTGTCTAACAAAGGAGTCTTTAAGTATTCTAAGTTCCATAAGTTTGTCTCTAACTTAAGGGAGTACACTGAATATGATATTGCTGCGCAGACAACGTTTGCCATGCTTAATAAATATCGTGTACCTCTAACTACTGGTGGAGAGATTAAGCTTAAAGATGCTTTCCACATAGTAAACGGGGCACTTGCTATCAAACCTGACGTAGTAGTTTCTCCTCAGTTGCTTAGAAAGATTAAGGATGAGATATCTACCGCTAACTATCGTGCACAGGGTGTATACGATAGTATCGGACAACCTACTGTAGCCAAGTACGCTTTGGTACGCCAACTTCTGTTTTTGAAGAAGTGGGTTCCTATGCATGCTAAGACAGAGTGGGGAGTAGGAAACATTCACTATGGTGCCGGTGTTAAGACTGTAGGTGCCAACTTAGCAATGATGCGTTTTCTTCAACAGACTTTCTTTGAGTATGGAAGATTCTGGGAAGCAAGTAAAAACTTGACTAAGGCAGAGAAGGCAGCATTGGCTAAATTTAGATTTAACTTCTTTGCTTACTTGACTCTAGGTAATGTTATCAGTCAGATGGCTTTGTCTCTTGAGTGTGAAGATGACGGAGAGGCTGACTGGAAGGACTACGTTTGTTTCTTGTCAAAGAAAATAGCTAACGAAGCTGAAGGTGTATTCACTCTTTGGGGCATGAACGAAATGTTGTTTACTTATGTACAAGAGCAAGCAAACGGTACAGGATTCTTCGAGAAGTTAGGTTGGTCTGTTTTTGGTCCGTTCAGTGTATTTAGAAAGTTTGTAGATTGGGACAATGGTTTGTATAGCACAGACCCTTACTACAAGTATCGACCTAACTCTGATAAGATTGATTGGGATAAAACGCACCCAACCCAAGCAGGTAAGCCTGGTTTAGGTGTACTTGCAATGGAGATACTAGGAACTAAAGGTGCTATGTTAGGATTAGATGCTAAGTCTATCGAGTTCCAGAACAGAGCATTTAACAGTTACACTCCTAAGACGTACACGAAAGAGTTGCGTACTCGTTACCTTGAAAATCATGATGGTCTTGAGACTATGAAGACTCGTACAGAAGAAGCTCAAGCTAAAAAGCAGTACAAGAAACAGCTTAAGCAACTACAGAAAAGAGTATCTGCATTTGAAGCCGCTGGTGAAGATGTGCCTCAGGAAATCTACGATGAGATGGAAGTATTAAACTCTAACTACTCTGTAAGATTAAGTGAGATTCAGGCAGGACGTGAACCCAACAAAGTATTTACAGGAGTGAAACCATTCTATATGTCAAGGCCAGGATTAGACTTAGAGGAAGAAGAAATTTCTCAAGCAGTTGAAGCTCCAAGTTCTGATGAGTTTGATTAACCTCTTGACTTATTTATAAATAAACTTAACTTTGTAATGTCGGACGCAAGTCGGTTTTAATAACGAAAGAAAATGGATAATTATCAACAAGTAAACGAACAAGGAAAACGCTTGAGAGCGATTTCAGCACACACTGGACTTTCTGTAGGCTCTGGAGGCTTTAAACGCCACGGCACAGGTACTGTATCAAACGTACGCTACAATGCACTAGTAGTACAAGAAGATACTGTATTCACAGAATTTCTTGTCAATGGTGCTTCTGAGTTGTCTAACAATGGTATGAGTACTATCACCTTCAAGCAAGGAGCATTTCTTCCTGGAGGAGTGATTACAGGATTTGCTATCTCTTCAGGTAGTGTAATTGCCTATAAGTAATGATACAAGGCATTGGATTGGGCATTGGAATCAATCGTTCCAACTATGCCCAAGGGATTTTTTCGGCTTATCAGAGTCGGGTTGTTGCCGATGGTGGAGTAACTGAGGCGGGTGCTTGTGTAAATGCAGTAAGTTCGTTATTGCAGTCAGCATCATTGTTGCTCATTCCATCGGGCTACAAGTCGGGCAAAGCATATGCCGAAATTCCCACCAACGGAAACGGTGATTTAACTTGGACACGGGCGAGTGATGCTTGGCGTACAAATGCCGATGGGTTGATTCAACGAGTTCCGTGGAATTTGTTGTCAAACACAAATACTTTTAGCAGTTGGAGTTTAGAAGGTGGAGCATTGACAAGCGGTTTTGCTGACCCAGAAGGCGGATTAACTGCATATAGATATGTCCAAACAACTGGTGGACTTTATTCGGGTAGTTCTACGGCAACATCAGGTAATAAAACTGCATCTATATGGTTGAGAAGTGTTTCGGGTACATCAATCACTTGTAATCTTCAAGATGGCGGAAGTGGAAATAATACAGTTGTTACTGTTACGGGCGATTGGCAATTATTTACCGCTACATATACAACATCTACATCAAGACCATCTTTATATGTATGGGGAATTTCAAACGCATCAGGGATTTTTGTTTGGCATCCACAATTAGTAGAAGGCAGTTCAGCCCAAACCTATTTCCCCACAACCGATAGGTTGAATGTACCCCGTCTATCCTATATGTACGGCAGTTGTCCTGCGTTGTTGTTAGAACCGCAGAGGACAAATGTATTTCAAAATAGTGGATGGACTGGGGGAGGTGCTACACCTACTGGGTGGACATCTTTTATTAGTGGTAGCACAACTGCACTTGCATCAATAAAAAATTTAAGTGTTACTGCGTATCGTTTTAGCGGAACATCACAAAGGACTTTTTTTGTTAATTCAATATCCGTTACAAGCGGAACAACCTACACAATTAGTTTTTATGTTGAAAGCGTAACAACTGCCGCAGAAATACAACAATGCGTTTCTTTTGGTTCGTCAACATCTTCAACATACTACAAAAATGGCGTTGCGATTACATCATTAACATTGGTTGAAGCGGGGAATTTATATTCCGTTACTTGGGTTGCAGGTACGACAGCAACTGCCGACATGAGAATTGGAATCGGAACGCAATCAAATGTAACTGCGAACATCGTTATATCTATGCCCCAAATGGAACAAGGGGCGTATCCCACAACATTCATTTTGTCACCCGTTGGTGCATCAGCCACCCGTATTGCCGATTCATTCTCACGCAATAACATCTACACCAATGGTTTGATTACATCAAGTGGGGGTACTTGGTTTGTGGAGTTGAGGGGGAATTTGAGTTATACAAGGGATAACACGCAAAATCAATTACTTTTTTCGGACACAGGTTTGACAAATTTTTTCCGTTTAAGAAATGACGGAACACCAAATACAAGGTTGAGAATTCAAAAAAATGTTTCGGGTACAACAAGCGACCTTTTCTTAACAAATACCGACACCGTAAAATTTGCGATTAAATGGAATGGCAGTACTGCGGATGTGTTTGTGAATGGTACAAAGGAAGTAAGTGCAACATCATTTACCGCTACTCAATTACAAGATTTAACAGTAAATCCACAAGTTCCAATTTTTGTTCAAGCAATGGGATTTTATACAACCCCGTTGAGTGACACTCAATGTCAAACCCTTACCACCTTATGACCTTCGCAAAATACTCATTCCTAAACCAAGCCGAATGGCTAACATACCAAGCCCAAATCAGCACAACGGTTGAAGGTAGCGTAACCTACACGAATTGTGCAGTCCACGAAATAGGGCAAATCTGTTTAGCAACAGACAACGAAGGTAACTGCACCGACCTTTCCCCGTTGTATGCCGTGGACATCCTTTGGAATGGTGAGCCGTTGGAATCGTTCAGCACAAAAGAGGTGTTCCCAAATCCCGTGGGCGTTCATACTTTTAGTGGGTGTGAGTCGCTTTACTTTGCCCGTTTCTGTGAATTTAATCCGTCATCACCCTTTTGCAATATCCCTGAATAATGAAGACCTCTTTCCTCTTATACACAGGTACAACTCTCTTAGCTTTTTTAGGAACTTACTTCCTTAATCTAGGAGCAGATAATGCTGAACAGTACTTAGCTGTAGTTGCTGTTGTGTTTATAGATGGATTCTTTGGGGTATGGGCAGGAACTAAGATGGAAGGCTTTAAGACGCATAAAGCTCTTAGCGTGCTTAAAACTTTAATGGTGTGGGTATTTATGCTTACAGGTATCTTAATGATTGAGAAGGGCTTTGAAGGCACTTTCTGGCTAAGTGAGACTATCTGTGCTCCTTTTATTCTCTTTCAGCTTATAAGTGCACTCAAGAACGCAGCTAGGGCTGGCTTGATAAAGAATGAGTTACTGCAGTTAATCTTAGATAAAATCGACCAACATAAAGTAAATGAAAAACAAGATTGAAGTTATTGTTATAGGGCTACTACTAATCACAGTAGCTTTTTTGTTATGGGAAAGACAAAGCTTAAGTAGCGGTAGTGAAGAGAAATTTATGTCTTACATGGACTCTATGGAGAAACGCAACGAAAGTTTCCTCAGTAGGGTAGATTCTTTATCTACACTTAAACATGAACAATTTAGTTACTATGAAAAAATCAACCTCAAGTATGACACTATTCAGATTGCTCTTGATACTATGCCTGACATTGACGGCACCAAGTATCTACTCACAATCTCTAGACAGCTTACCGCTAAAGGAGTTGAATAACGAATTCCTTAAGGGAATCAAAGCCAGAGAACGTGTAGTTGTTCTTAAGACTGTTATTCACTTGGACAGTCAGCAAATCAGTCTCTACAAGGATTCTATTGTACCTAGTTATCAACAGATGATTGAGGTGTCTAAAAAAGAAGTCTATGACCTTAATAGAACCATTGACCGTAAGGATGCAGAGATGAAGCTTTACAAGTATGGTTTTGTAGGTATGTCTATCCTAGCAATCCTTGGATTTATCTTATGAAAAACTTATTATTAACTCTAGTTGTTCTTTTGTCTGGTCAGTTATTTGCCCAGAGAGATAGCGTTCTAATCAAGACCCCAATATACTCTTGTGTATACTCAGAGGTTCTCCAACAACCTAAACGTGTGTGGTACACAGTACAATGCCCTACAGGTTCTTATCCTCGT